AAACGTCTTTTCCGAGTAATTTATGAGTGCCAACGGTTCGAGTTCGTTTCCCCTATCAGTCCACTTGTTTGAAAAGTCCTCTGGTGATTCGCCTGTAATCCGCTCAAAGACAACCTTATGAATGATGTCTTGATACCCCTGTGTAGTTTTACCCATAAAGAGTTTTGGAAATATGGATGCTGTAAACTTTCCCATCCTTAATTTTTTCCACTCATCCGTTCCCTGTTCGATGTCGGAATGAATTATCATAGTGTTATTCCAATTTGTGATGCTATATCTTTTGCAAAGTCTATTGTAAATTCAATCTCTCTCATAACTCAATTATTTAGACCAACCGCCTGAAATAGCAGTTCTATCTCCAGTTGTACCAACCGCAGTTAATTTCACGTACGGGTAAACGTCTTGATTTACATACCAAGTAGCTACTAAACCAGCTGTGATTGTAATAACATTTAAGGTAGCTCCTGAATGTGAAGCTAGTGGACTTGCCACCCCTAAAGTTCCTCCTACAAAATTCAACAATTGGTAGTTTGTTCCATCTAACGAACCGTAAAGTCCAATTGTTCCATCACTTGTTCCGCTTGTTTGAGTACACAATACTTGGCATACACTTTAATCTCTGGCACTTCCTCTGCAAGCTCAAGTAAAGATGGGCATAACTCTTTCCCCTCATCACCAGCCACAGTTATTTGTGGTGGGTATATTAAACCGGAAGACATATTAACTGAACCAGCTGAAATTGCAGATGTATATGATGCAATCGCTGTCATTAATAGCTTCCTAGAGCAAGCTAAAGAGAGAGGACATTTGGAAATAGTATGAGAGGAACCAAAGCTAAAGTATTAAGATCATTTGCTACGGCAATTGCTAGAGATGATGGACTCCCATTGGTCGCATATAGATTGGAACATGAGAAAACTAAATTCTACCAAAACCCAATGATGAAGGAACCAATTGAATATAAAACAGCAACAGTTGTTTTGGGTGAGTCGCGTAGAGCAATCTACAAAAGACTTAAACGGAGTGCAAAAGTATGACCAGTATAAGTTTAGAAGAATTGCCAGAGTTGTTGGCACTAATACCCACTTTCAAACCAATCGTCAAGCAAGCTTTAGATGGCTTAGCTGAATATGATGAAGAAGTGGAACGTATGCGAGAGTATGCAATCAACTCTATTGTGAAAACCAAAGCAGGAATTTATAGAGGGTTAATTGCAGAAGGTATCCCAGCTGATCATGCTCTGGCATTAACCGTGAAGAGTTTACAAGAATACTCAAATTCAGTAACAAATGTAATTAATAAAACAAAAGGAAAGAAATAATGGCGTACAAACCAAGTAATGCAAACAGTAACAAATCAAATGGAACTCCCGGTGTAGCACTAAATGGAGTTGCTTATAAATATCCTAAACTGGATGAGAGTGGGAGTTATTCAGCTCGTATCAGTTTGATTGTGGATATTGGTACACAAGAACGTGCTGACTTTGAAGATCCAATCACTAAAGAATTGACTGTTCGTAAACCAGTACAACAATTAGTAGTCTTTGCTGATTTGGTTGATGAAGTGGTAGATTACGGTGGTGATATTGGTGAGAAGCAATATCGCCTGATGTTGAATAAAAACTTCAAGGGTGATATTACAGGTATTGATTTCAATGCTGTAGCTCCTCGTGATGCTGATGGTAAAATTATTAGTGGTAAGCTTTATACTTTCCACCCAACTAATTTAATGACCAAGCTCGCTAAGGCTACTGGCAATGATCACATCCTTGGTGTGAATGATGAAAGTAATATGGATATCTCAGCATTGTTGGGTGCAGCATTCCAAGCTGATATTGATGTTAAGAAAACTGAGTCAGAGAAGAAAGATGCTGAGGGTAATGCAATTGTTTATACCAACATTAATTTCAAACAAGCATCTAAGGTGCCTAAGAAATTAGTGGTAGATGATTTACAAGTTGAGCCTCTGATTCTTAACCACAACAATGTTACTGCTGAGAATGTTAAATTCATCCGTGGTAAAGTTGTTGAGATGATGAAGAAAGCTCCAGAGTATGAAGGCAGTGCTTTGCAAAAGTTATTGGCTGAAGCTAATGATAGTGCAGCAGATGATAAATCTGATGATGCTCCAGCTGCTGAAGCTAAAGAGCCTGCTAAGAAAGCTCCAACAACAGTGAAGCCTAAAGCAACTCCTAAAGCTGAGAAGAAAGCTGAAGCTGCTCCGGTTGATAATGGAGTAGATATTGAAGAAGAGATGCCTGACTTTGATGGTCTTGAAGAACCCTTCTGATCTGAGTGGTAATTTAATCGGGGCTTCGGCCCCCATTTTAATTTAAGGTAGTTAATGACTAAATTTTATAATTCTAGAACTAGATACCCAACCAGAATTAATAATGAGAAACTTAAAGCTTGTCAGTTGTGGGAAAATTTAAGGTGTAGAGTTGAATCCGAAAAATTCCATGCAGGTGCCCCCACATACAAAGGTGTTGAAGTTTGTGAAGAGTGGTTGGATTACCAAAACTTTGCAAGTTGGTTTGAGGGTCAAGTTGAAGCTGGCAGGTATCATGAAGGGTGGCAACTTGATAAGGACATTCTGAGTGGAGATAAGAAAATCTACTCACCAGAGACTTGTGTTTTTATTCCGAAAGATTTGAACTGTGTTCTTTTGGATAATAAATCTAGGAAAGGTAAGTATGCCACTGGAGTTATTAAATTTAGAAAAGGGTATCTTGCCAAAATACGTAAAAATGTAAAAACCACACAGAAACAATTTCCCACCGAGCAAGAAGCTTTTGCTTACTACAAAAAGCATAAAGAGGTTTATGTAAAAGAGCTTGTGAATAGCTATAAAGGTTTGGTGGATGACAGAGTTTATGATTATTTTATGAATTGGAAAGTAGAAGATGAGTTTGAAAATAGAGAGGTTGGTCTTTGAGCAGTTATAAACCAAATACAAATACACCACCGGTTAAAGAAGCAAAATATGAATGTTGCTATGTAGATTTTGATACTGTCTTATATCGAGCTGCAAGTAGTGTTCAACAAAATTTTATCAATGTTACATACAAACCCACAGGTAAAGTTAAAAGGTTTGATGGTGTATCTAAGTTTTATGGGCTAGGAAAGAAAATCGGTGGCTGGCTAGGTGAGCGTAATGTAGAAAGAGAAGCTAAAGGTTTAGCTCCTTGGGGACTTGAAGAGTTTGAGATTGAAGAGGCAGCAGAGCTAAAAGAAGTTCCACCCGACTATGAAAATATTATTGATTGGGCAATGTCCCAGATAGATATCAAAGTTGGGGATATTAAACGTTACTCTGAAGCTGCTACTTATGTTTTAGGTATCGGTGGGAAATCTAACTTTAGATACGATGCAGCGCATATCCTAGCTTATAAAGGCAAGCGTAAAGCTAAACCAATATTGTTTGAAGAGTTGAGGGAAGCCTTCATCGATAAATACAAATCTAAGGTCATGATTGCTCGTGACGGTATGGAGATGGACGATGAGGTTAGTTGCAAGGGTTGGGAAAGCTATAGGGAGTTTTTAAAGACCGGTAAACACAAATATGTTATTGCTTACTTGGATAAAGATCTTAACATGATCCCATGCCCAAGCTTCAATTATGATAAATGTGAAGAAGGAATTACCACACCAACTATTGAAGATTGTGCCAGAGCTTTTACTTCTCAACTGATTAGTGGTGATCTAGCGACTGATAATATCCAAGGCTTGCCGAATATCACAGAAGGGTTCGCCAAGAAGCACGGATTACCCAAGCCAAGAGGTATTGGTAAAGCTACAGCACTGAAACTGCTTGAGGATTGCAACACACCTAAAGAAATGTATACGAGAGTTGTTGAAGCATACCAAGATTACTATGGACTTGAACCATTTAAATTTACTTCACACAGAGGAGTTGAGTCCGAAAGAACTTGGTTGGATATGCTGAGAGAGAATGCTTTGTTATTGCACATGATGCGTAAACCTGATGAACGATTTGATATTGCAGAAACATTAAAACGTATGGGGATTGTGGGATGACCAATGAAGAATTCTATGAAGCACTGAATGATGAAACATGGAATCCATTTCAACATTTAACAAAATATGAATATGTTCTTAATCTGAAAACTTTTATTCGATTCACCAGTCATCCATACATCTACGATGCTTATAAGTATTTTTTGAGAGCTGATGGTGGATCAAGGTTGAAAGAATTTGTATTACACGGGATAACTTTTAAATTGGAAGAAAACAGAAATGACAATTGAATTACTAAGACCACAATTAGCAGCCAGTGATGTCCCAGATATTTACACTCAGGTGAGCTATCCAAAGATCATTCAGCCAAAGCTTGATGGTATTTGCTGCTTAGCTGTGAATGGTGTAGCCATGAGCCGTAACATGAAACCTATCCCTAATCGGTATGTTCAGAAAGTGTTTAAGGAATTAAACCTACATGGATTGCATGGTGAGCTCATGGTGAAGGGTGACTTCAATGATGTGCAATCAGCAATTATGCGTGAAGATGGTGAGCCTGAGTTTGAGTATGTTGTTTATGATCATTGGATGACTGGTGAGGTTGCTTATCACCTAAGACAAAGTTTATTGTCAACAGGGGTGGCGGTATTAAACAGTCAACATATTAAAATGGTGGATTACTGGTGGGTTTACTCTGCTAAAGATTGTGAAGATATTCTAAACCAACTCATTGAATTTGGTTATGAAGGCGCAATGTTACGCGACCCTAACTCACTTTACAAACAAGGTCGTCATACATTGAAATCTCAAGCTCTGATGAAGCTTAAGAAATTCCTCGATGATGAAGCTGTCATTATTGGATTTGAAGAGAAGCTTACCAATACCAACGTTAAAGAGTTGGATGAACGTGGATACTCTAAACGTTCTAGTAAGAAAGAAGGGATGGTTCCAGCTGGCACATTGGGAGCATTGATTGTTCGATGGAAAGGTGTTGAATTTAATATTGGATCTGGATTTGATGATGCTATGAGACAATACATCTGGGATAACCGTGAAAGATTACTCGGTAAGTTAGTGACATTCCGTTATCAAGAATTATCGAAGTATGGTGTTCCAAGATTTCCAACTTTCAAAGTTTTATGGGAGGGTGATAAGGTATGATGATTGCAGCAGTATTGATGACAACTGGATTGTTAATGGTAATTGGCTATTGGGTATTATTGCTAGTAAATGGAAAGCCTAAGGATAAGATTGATGAATGATTGGAGTTGTTAGCGAGATGACTTGCTATGTTTACTGGGTGAAATCTCCCGATATGGGTGATTTATTCTCACAAGGTTATGTTGGTATCAGCTATTCACCAGAGATCCGGTTCAAACAACATAAAAGCAATGCCCTGACAAACTCACATCACCAGTACAAAGACGAGTTCAGGGAATCCTTGCTTAGTGGTAGTTGTGAATTAAAAATCTTAATCAGTTCAACTAGGGAATATTGCTTAGATTTAGAAAGAAAAATACGACCCGAGCTTAGTGTAGGTTGGAACTCTGCAATTGGGGGAGATGGTGGCAATAGATTTAAACATGGCTTAACTGACAGTCGTTTAAGTAAAACCTACTACAACCTAATAAACAGAGCTTTTGAAACTAATGAGGTGTTCTGGGATGGTTGGTTAGGGGAGGGGGGTCTTGTAGAGTTTTCTAAATTTTACAAGGAATTTGAAAGTGTTGAAGGGAATTTTACTCTGAGAGAGAAAGGTAAAGGGTACAACCCTGAAAATATTATCAAAATTAAAAGGTCGGAAATAATTAATAAAGCATACAGGAAATATGATATAGGCGATGGTGGATTTTACTCTGTAAATGAACTCGGTATTAAATTTAACTTAAAACCTAATACCATATCTAGCAGAATGAGAGACGGATGGACTGTCAGACAAGCTGTCGGGCTAGACTACAGAAAACCTAAAAGGAGAAAATATGAGTGAGCCTTGGAAAGTTGAAGGTGTATCTTTTAACACAGAAAGTAAATTCTGGAGTTTTGTTAGATCAGGACTTAGGAAAGTTTGGGCTAGGCATGAAGTTAAACTGCGTTTTATAGAGAAATTTAGAAAGAAAGTTCCCAATCCAAATCCTAATGGAAGGGTGGCTGAAGTATGGGGGATGACCTGTTGTAAATGTAATCACGATTTCCCTATGCCTGTGGATAAGAAGTTAAGAAAGAAAATTGAGGAGTTTAATGGTGTACCATTTAATTACATAGAGATCAATCATAAAACTGAAGCAGGGTCACTTAAAAGTAAAGATGATGTTGGGAGGTTTGCTTCTAACCTTCTTTATGTGACATTTGATGATTTAGAGCCTATGTGTAAAAAGTGTCATGATGTTTTAACTTATATGCAGAAAGAGGGTGTTGATGAAAGCACAGCTAAGGCGACTAAAGAAGCAATTGAGATTATCAAGAGTAAGAAAGATAAAGAGTGGCTACTTGAGAAGGGGATTGACCCAGCAAGTAGTGGGCCTAAGCGCAGAGAGCAAATAATTGAGGTATTGAAAAGATGAATGTATTAAAAATAGAGACACTACTGACAATGGAGCAAAAGTTGTTAGATAGTTTGAAACCACTAACCCTTGATAATTTTAATCCTGTTGATGGTTTCACAGAGAAAAATATAGCCAACTTTAATAAAAGCAAATTAGTAGAATTGATATCAGATTACATGATGTCAGAGTTTATTGGCGATGGTAAGGATATGCCAGTAGAGCGATTCTTCAAATTTCAAAGTGAGTTGTTTAGAGCTATATCAACTTTAATAGATTCTTGTTCTGTGAGTAGTGGGAATGAAACTGAATAGAACATTTATCATCAGGCATAAAGAAACTAAAGCTCAGTTCCACGCCATGAGCGGCAATACAAGTTGGAAAGCTGCTGGACATGCTAAGTTAGCTTTTGGAAATTCCATTCAAGGTGCTCGTTGGACTAATGCAACCTATATCCTTGGTAAATATGGCCTTAAACAATCAGACTTCAAATACAAAGGGGATGGCCTGTATGATTACCGATTTGATGGCCAAAGTGTCTATGAAATTGTAGAGCTGAAGCCTAAGTCTGAAGATCAGTTGAAGAAGGCTTTGCAGTTGTTACAAGAAGTTGTAGACAATGATCTCGACATCGATTTGTGTGAGAGAGTAATTAAATTCTTGGAAGAGGTAGAGATTGAATAAATTAAAAAATGATGACAATTTATGTTTGCAACTTGTAGAGGCTGTTCATGTAGATAAACTTAGTATCCCAGCAGCAGCTAAGAAATTAGCAATTGCCCAAAGATCAGCTTATGAGTTCTTTGGCAAAGAGAAGAAGTGGATGATCGCTTGGTGGGATGAATATGAAAGTCTAACTAAGGATGTCAATAACCCTAAAGTTAAGATTCTTTTCTTCGACATTGAAACCAGCCCAATACTTGGGAATGTCTGGTCACTCTGGCAACAGAATGTTGGTCTTAATCAGATACAACAAGATTGGTATGTCTTATCTTATGCTGCTAAGTGGCAACATGAAGATGAAGTGATCTATGAAGATAAAAGTGGATCATGGGATAGTGAAGATGACAGTGAATTGCTTAAAGGTATTTGGAAACTACTAGATGAAGCTGACATTGTAATTGGGCAGAACAGTAAACGATTTGATGAGAAGAAACTTAATGCTAGGTTCATTCTGAACGGTATGAAACCTCCATCCAGTTATCGAAGTATTGATACTCTTGAGATAGCAAAGAGACATTTTGGATTCACTTCTAATAAATTGGAGTACATGAGCCATAAACTTTGCAAAAAGTACAAGAAGCTCAATCATGGAAAGTTTGCAGGGTTTGAATTGTGGAAGCAATGCTTAGCCGGTAATCCTGAAGCTTGGGCTGAGATGGAAGACTATAACAAACATGATGTGTTGGCTCTTGAAGAGTTGTATGAAATATTGCGTCCTTGGTATAAGGCCCACCCCAACTTAAATGTTTATCATGGTGAGACAAACAATTATTGTACATGTGGTGAAAGTGACTGGGTGCATAGTGGATACCATTACACCAACTTATCTAAGTTTGATAGGTTTCAGTGTAAAGCTTGTGGTGCTGAAGTAAGGGGTCGAGTGAACCTACTATCCAAGTACAAAAGAGAAAATTTAAATAGTAATATTATTTGAGGAAATAGAATGGCAGATTTTAAGAAAGGCGATAAGTTAAAGATTAAAGATCTTGGTGATACTGATAGCTACTGGTATGAGTCTGGCGAGATTTATACTTTTGACCACTACCTGAGTGCTCGAAAAGGGGGTAGGGGTATAGTCACCGAAGAGTTGATCGCTGAAGGTTACATCAGTGACGATGTGTGGATTGGAGAAGATGATGTAGAACCATGCCAGAATGAGCTACAAGACGTTTTAGCTTCAGGGGATACCGAAGTACCAGATATCATAGGAAATGGCCCCAATGAACTTACAGAAGCCTTAAATGCAGTTGATGAGATGTTCAAAGAGTTAATGTTTGAAGTAGTGAAGAATAATGCAGCTGATGGGATAAATGCCATTGTTGACTATTGCCACAATGAGTCGGCAGTTAAAGGTTGGTGGACAGCTAAAGATGGATCACACCTAAAAGACAATCCACTAACATTCTCCAATAAGCTTATGCTGATTGTATCAGAAATAGCTGAGGCTATGGAAGGTGACCGCAAGGATAGTATGGATGATCACTTACCACATCGTAAAATGGCTGAAGTGGAATTGGCAGATGCAGTAATTCGTATCTTCGATTTGGCTGGAGCTTATGATTATGATTTAGGTGGGGCTGTAGTTGAGAAGATGAATTACAATAAAGTAAGGGCAGACCACACTAAAGAAGCTAGGAGTGAAGCTAATGGCAAACGTTATTAATAAACCAAAGTTACTGATTGTAGGACATGCTCGTTTTGGTAAAGACTCTGTAGCTCAGATATTGGCTGATGGTTGGGATTTTAAATTCCAGTCATCATCCTTAGCAGCAGCTGAGATAGTTGTTTATCCAGAGCTTAAGAAAATTTATGGATATGAAACTTTAGAAGAATGTTTCAATGATAGAGTTAATCATAGAGCTGAATGGAAAGAGTTAATCACCGATTACAATAGTGAAGACAGAACTAAACTGGCCAGACAGATATTGGAAAACAATAATGTATACTGTGGTATGCGTTGCCATAAAGAGTTGGCTGCTTGTGTAGCTCAAGGACTATTTGATGCGATTGTCTGGGTAGATGCAAGTTATCGTAAAGAACCAGAACCACTATCAAGTAATACAATTACCAAACAGATGGCTGATTATGTAATTGACAATAATGGATCAATTCCTGATTTGATAAATGAAACATTTAAATTTATGAAGTGGTTTTATGCCCAAAACAGTTGAGTTAGAAATATTAATTGTCGGTGATAAGGTTCAAGTGTTATTAGACAATGAATCAATAGTTGAAGGTGACTTATACTCTAAAAGTAATAGCGTCATAGGTCACTTGGCTAAATACAAATTTACAATTGACGTAATCGAAGGAGATAAAGGTTGAAAGCAGAGTATATTGCCCATTTAGGTGATGATCTTTTAGTTGCAAATATAGCAAGAATTTCTTTTGACAAAGAGTCAAAAGAATTTACACTAAGGAAAGATAAAGAGAAGGGCAGTGATGAAGGATTAATTCAGTACCTTGCTCAACACAATCACTGGACTCCTTTTGGCCACCCTCAAATAACATTAAGGATGAAAGCACCAGTACCAATCCGTACACAGTGTTTCAAAAGTAAAATAGGATTTGTTGAAAATGAAGAGAGTCGCAGATATATCTCATCTACACCGGAATTATTTATACCAGAGTCTTTTAGAAGTAAACCGGATGGAAATAAGAAACAAGGTAGTTCAGGGAATCATCCCTTATCCGAAGAATTCTTGGCTAGGTATATTCGTACCTGTAATACAGCCATCAAAGAGTATGATGAAATGATTGAAGCCGGCATTGCACCAGAGCAGGCTAGATTTGTTTTACCACAAGGTTGTTATGTTAATTGGGTTTGGACAGGATCTTTAGCAGCATTCGCTAGATTTTGTAAATTAAGAAAAGATAGTCATGCTCAAGGTGAAGTAAAAGACTTAGCTGACCAAGTTAGTAGTATTATTGAGCCTTTGTTTCCATATTCGTGGAAGGCTCTGATGGGAGAAATTAATGAGTAAGAATAATGCAGCATGGGATTTGTTTGATGAGCAACTTAATATTATTGAGCCTCCGATAAACTACCTCAGCTTTACAGAATTACAGCAAGTGGTTGGATTCAGATCAGCACTAATGACTGAGAATACTGAAGAATTCCGTAGGATCTTATTCGAGAATGGTGTTGATATATCTAAGCCATATAATATCGTCAAGTGTCTACACCGACCACGTACAAGTAATAAAATTGTAGATGGTTTCCGTATTGAGTTTACAGAAAGGACCGAGAGGGCTTGGCTTGACACAGGAGCAGCATCCTTGGAAGCTTGGGTATTCTCAGGCAATGATAAGAGCTTGCATCAAGAACTTCGCAATATGAGCCGTGAACGTAATCATAGCGTTGAGCGTGAATACCAAAGTCAGAATTACAATAAGAATTAAGGAGTTGATTTGAGAAATATTGATCTTTTACACACTAAGACAGGAGCTTACCAAATACTGTTTCCCGAAGCTGTTAAGTTTGCAGAGGATCAGTTTAATATTGCTTGGCCTCCATCTGAGTTTCCTGTAGCTGAGGATATCCAAGATGTACTGACAAATTTCAGTGAATCAGAAATGCACGCCACTATCACCGCTTCCAAATTATTCACACTCTATGAGTTGAAAGCTGGAACTGATTACTGGCTTGGTAGGGTCATGCGTAGATATCCAAGTGCTTGTATCCAGAGAATGGCATCAGCCTTTGGTAATGCTGAATTGAATTATCATGCTCCATTCTATAATGAATTAAATAAAGCATTGAACTTGGATACGTTGGAGTTTTATACCAGTTATGTTGACAATCCACTATTGAAGGAAAGAATGGATTACATCGATAGTATTATTCGTTCACCAGATGATGCCTTAAGTTTGGCTGTATTCAGTATGGTGGAAGGTGTAGTACTTTATTCTACATTTGCTTATTTTAAACATTACCGGGCAAATGGTAAGAACAAGATTAAGAATTTGGTAAGTGGTATTAATGCAAGTATTCGTGATGAGACTTTGCACAGTACCGGTGGTGCTTGGTTATTTTCTAAAGAACTGGAATTCCTAGGCAAGAAGCCAGAGGATTATGCAGAGCAGATTTATGAAGCAGCTAGATACCTGTGTGAGCATGAGAAGCTGATTAATGCAATGCTATTTGAGAAGGGAAATATTGAAGGATATACATTGACACAAGCTAATCACTTTGTTGAGAGCCGGGTTAATTTCTGCTTACAACAATTAGGATTGAAGCCTATTTATGTTGTCAAATACAATCCAGTTGCTGAGTGGTTTTATGACAGTACATTGGCATTAAAACTTCATGACTTCTTCAATACAAGTGGTAGTGATTACAAAAGAAATTGGAGTCAGGAGAGATTACGAGCATGGTAGATGTTTATGAACAATTAAGTGAACAACGTAAAAAGGAGCAAGCCGAAGGTTTATATCCAGATTGGTTTACAACTGGCAGCTACCAGATGTTCAAAGAAAGCTATCAATATGAAGCTACTGGCTATAGAGAACAAGTGGAACGTATTGCCAAGACCTTAGCCCCGTATGCTCCAGATTTTAGTAGATTAAAGCCACACCCACTTTATGAGACAATTACAACCAATCATGGAAATAGTTGGGAAGAGTGCTTCTTAAGCATAATGTGGACAGGTGACTTTGCTCCATCGACACCAGTATTAGCAAATACAGGAACTGACCGTGGATGTTCTGTCAGTTGTAGTGGTAGTGTTATTGGTGATAGTGTTAGGGACTTCTATGAATCTCTTACCGAAGCTGCATTACTTTCTAAAGAAGGTTTTGGTACATCAGCTTATCTTGGTAAGATTCGACCAAGAGGAAGTAAGATTACTAATGGTGGTAAAGCTACAGGAACTTTCCCTGTACTTAAAACTTACCAAGAGATGGCTTCAAGAGTCAGTCAAGGTGGAGTTAGACGTGGAAGTTGGGCTGGATATTTGCCAATTGATCATGATGATTTTGATGAGTGGTGTGATAGCTTGATTAAAGATCCACAAGGTCAAAATATTGGATGGGTTGTTACCAGAGCAGTTATCCAGAAATGGGAAGAAGGCGATGAGGAATTAACTCGCCGCCGAGCTAGAGCTTTATATGCTAAGTTGGTAACTGGTAAAGGTTACTTCTGGAAAGTGGATCATGTGAATGAACAACAACCGGAAGCTTATAAAGCTCATGGATTATTGAATCATGCTTCCAACCTTTGTACTGAGATTACATTGTTTGCTGACTTTGAGCACACATACACTTGCATTATTAGCAGTATGAATTGCTTGAGATATGACATCTGGAAAGATACCGGCTCTGTGTTCATTGCCATTGTACTGCTTGATGCACTCTGTAGTGAATTTTTGGAGAAGGCTAGAAACATTGTAGGGCTTGAGAAGGCTGTGCGCTACACTGAGAAGGCGAGAAGTTTGGGATTAGGTTTGTTAGGCTTCCACAGCTACTTACAATCCAAGATGATTGCATTTGAAGAGTATGAAGCTCATAGATTGAATATTGAAATCTTCTCTCACCTACACGATGAAAGTTTGGCTGCATCACAGTGGATTGCTTCTGTAAATGGTGAGCCTGAGTGGTGTAAGGGCTTGGGCGTAGCCCACACCCATTTAACCGCTGTAGCGCCCAATATGAGCAGTGCTGTGCTATGTGGACAAGTGAGCAATGGTATAGAACCTTGGCTTGCCAATGCGTTCCTACAGCCTACAGCGGCTGGTGAAATGCTTAGGATTAACCCTGAATTCTTGAAGCTAGCGACTAGTAAGGGTAAATATAATAAAGCCCTTGTTAGAGATATCATCCAGAAGAAGGGATCTGTGCAACATCTGGATTGGCTCACCGACCATGAGAAACTTGTATTCAGAACTGCATTTGAGATTGATCAGTTTGCTATTCTTAGACTGGCATCCCTGAGACAACGATACATGGGGCAATATGGCCAAGGGCAATCCTTGAACTTCTTCTTCAGTTCGGAAGCTCCAGAGGAATACGTGGCAGCTGTCTATAAGGAATTTTTCTTAGATGAATACCTGAAGGGGCAATATTACCTCAGGTCTGAATCTGGGGTGCTGGCCTCAAATGGAGAGTGTTTGGCGTGTTCGTCATAAAGTAGTTGACAACTAGTTATACCCTTGATACCCTGTATGCCTTAACCGGTGTACGGGGTTTTTGTTTATTGGAGGAAATGAATTATGAGTAAGTATCCTGAACGCAGACCTGAGTGGCTATGTTGGACAGTGACAATATTGTCCTTTGTCTTAGTATTCAGTGTTATTATCAACCATGCAGTCAATCATTAAGGAGCTGGCCATGTCAAATGAAGAGAAGAAATCAGAGTTCAGTATTATAATCTTTATCATACTATTAATCTTGTGTTGGCCACTGGCATTGATATATGCTGTGTATAAGCATTTCAAAGGGGCGGCTAAATGACACTTCAGAATATATTTTCAACTTTAGGTACTCTGCTATTTACCATAATTGTATTTATAGTACTGAATTTCATAACTGGGACTCCAGAGCTATTGTCAAAGAAAGATCTATTGTTTATCATAGTTTACTGTGTCGGTTGGTTTACAAGAGGTTGGCATGATCAATAATCCTACCCACATTCCAAATGGATTGATGTGCTGTGGATGCACTAAAGCTCTTGACAAGTGTAATCATTTAGAGTTTAATAAGATGCCAGTCATCGATAAGAGGGATAAAGAATTTCCAGTTGTTAAATGCACTCAATATATTAAGAAGGAGAAATCATGAAAAGATTAGCAATGTTATTAGCACTCTCATTAGTGGCTTGCCAGCCAGCTTATTCAAATGAGTTGCCGAAGGGTTATTGTGAAGTGGTGGTTTGTAATAAAATTGAAAGGTTCAGCTTAGACCCGTTCAGTCATTTCAAGGATAAGCTGGGTGAAACTTGTTTTGGAACAATAATTGGTCAAGAGGATGCTGTAGTTGATAAAGTCCTAACTGAAGAGTCACGGTGGTATCAGGGGCAGTCAATTAACCCAACCAAGAAATCAGTGACCAGAGTAAAAGAAGTAAAAAGTTGTAATAAATAGTTTGACAGTAGTGCCAAAGAGTGGTTTAATAGCATCACTCAAATCGAGTAGCATCATTTGATGCAACATTAACCAAGAAAGGAGAAGTAAATTATGACAGAACTTAAGCAAGGTATTCCGGGACTTATCAAGTGGAGTATTATTGGTGTTGTGAGCTTTATTGCAGCATTGATCTTATTCAATGGTGTCCTGTTCTACAATGAATCTGGGTATCAAACTCATGTGCGTACCATCTTTGGTGAGGAAAAAGTGGTAACTGATGTTGGTTACTCTACTAAGTGGTTTGGTCGTGCGACATCTTGGAAACAAGCTCAAACTTTACAATTCTCTATCACAGAGAGCGGTGTGTCTGAGACATCTGTAGACGATGGTGTTGGGGTCAATAACTACAAGGTAGTGTTCCTTGGTAATGTGGATGGTCAAGTAGAAGCATCTACCCGATTCCGTATGCCACAAGGTGAACAGTTCTTACAGATTGCTCGTGAATATCGCACTCCAGAGAACTTCCTGCAAACCGCTGTAGTCCCAGCTGTGAAAGAGACATTGCAAACTACTGCATCTCTTATGACTGCTGATGATTACTTCGCTGGTGCTCGTGGTGAGTTTGGTGCTAACTTTGAAGATCAACTTCGTAATGGCCAGTATGCTGTTAAACGTAAAGAGATCAGTAAAGAAGTAGTTACACAACGTAGTGAGGCAATAGGTGCAACTTCCGGCTTAGGTGTTGATGGTGAGCAAAAACGTGCTGAGTTCATTACTGAGAAAGAGACAGATCGCACAGGTCGTGAGATCCGTAAGGCTCAACAATTCGTAGGCCTTGGTGTAGAAGTGGTGGAAGCTCGTATCACTAACATCCTACCTAATGATCAATTCCGTGCTCGAATGGTAAAGGTACAGACAGCTCAAGCAGACCTCGCCATTGCCCGTCAGAATCGATTGAAGGAAGAAGAAGAGAAATTGCTGGTGACTGCACGTGGTCAGAAAGAAGTTGAACAGAAGCGTCAAGAAACCCTTCGTGATCAAATTGAACAAACCACCAAAGCTGAAACTAGTAAGAAACTTGCTGTCTTAGAAGCTCAGAAGAACTTTGAGAGTGCTGAAATTGCCAAACAAACTTCTGCTCAGTTGCTAGAGAAAGCTAAGATCGATGCCCAATCAACCAAAACTCTGGCTGATGCTGAAGCTTACCAAAAGCGTGTGGTGTTGGAAGCAGATGGTGCCTTGGCTCAGAAACTTGAGAAGATTGGTGAGATCAACCAGTTCTGGGCAAATGCAGCGGCTAAAGCTCCAGTGTCACAATTCGTGATGGGTGGTAATGGTCAAAGTGGTAGTCGTCAATCTGAGTTCTCTGATATGATGAGCCTCCTGACTGTCAAAGCTGCCAAAGATCTTGCAGTGGACTTGAAAGTTAAGTAATATTAACAAGCAATACAAATGCCCACCACTAGGTGGGCTTTTTCAGTAGAGGAGAAATACTATGGTAGGTTGGATTATATTGGTAGTGTCGTTCCTGATATCTTTAGGGATGACAACTTTAGTAATTAAGAATGGTATGGATGGCAACATTAGGAATAAATTTAATGGCCGGTTGAAGACTGATAGTTTGGTAGCACATATTGTTGCATGGTGGATTTTCTCTGCTGCATACTTATCTTTACTTACATTTCATACAGCGGGTGTATTATCAATTACCGGAATTGTCTTGGCAATATCACTGGCAGTCTTCGGTTTATTAGCAGCATTTGATCCTAGTTCATCATCGGCTAAATTGTGGAATAGTATTAAGGAATGGTTTAATTCATTAACCAAACCAAAATTACCTACTAACCCCACAATAATGCCATTTGAAGGTAAATAATTACCTAGTAGGAGATGAGGTGATAAATAAAGATCAAGTCGATAAGTTCATAGCTGAGCTTGATAAGAGACTTACAGCCAGAGGCCATTATGTCAATTCAATCAGCTACAATGGCAATGCTGCTGAAGTGATTATTACATTACTAGTTGACAACAGGCTTGACTTCTATGTAATATATGATGAGTTCGGCCATAATCGTTGGCTGAGGGTATTATCTGAGGAGGGTTATGCTCCTTAGTGAAAAGCAAACCCAGTAATGGGAACAAACTTAACAAAACGTTAATTAAGAGGAAATAATTATGACAGAACAAATTGAACAAAAGAACCCAGAAGACCAAGCAACTCTTGGTGGTGAGTGGCATTCACGCCATGTGCGCTATCCAGAATTATCAGAGATATTTCCGGGCGGCATCACTCTGCGATACAAAGTGGATGAAGTCACTAACACAGCGGAGTACAAGTTTGCCATTTGCAATCCAAATGACCAGTACTCTCGTAAGACAGGTATTGCAATTGCCGATGCTAAGGAATCCTTCTTCACCGACTTACCTCCATTTGATATTGAGCGTGAAGATTTGGTGCAGCTGATCCTTAGAGATATCTTCGACAAAGTTCCTACATTGTCCAGACAAACCATATCCTTGATCTATAATTTCTCAGTGCAACATGTTGTGAGAAGTATTAAAGGTTATTTTTATCCTAAGGTATAAATGAAAAAGCCCCAGAGATGATGTGTCTCTGGGGCTAATTTATTTCTATCATGTGTAATTGTAACTCAAATGTTTGTATGTAGTAATTTGAGCTGAAGGTGAAGATTGAACCCCAGCTCCAATCAAAGCTGCTGATGGAGCCGATGCAATTAAATCACCACTATCATTTCCTGTACTGCTCCTTGCAAACATTGTTCTCAATTTAAGTCCAACAACACCATTCAAAAAAGCTACGTCAAAAAAGGTCTGAGTTTCACTGGAATTATTGAGATGTATGTTAATACTATTACCGAGTGTAGTCCAAGTTACACCACCATTAACACTTGCCTCAACCCAGAAGAACAAATGGCTTACACCAGAAGCTCCTGTCCTACCTGCTCTTAATCTACTCTTGATAGCAATCGGGCCAGACTTTAAGAAAGTAAATACACCTCCAGTGTAGTCTAAAATTTGTGAGTTAGATTGTTTATTAACTCCATAAGACACAACTTTTGGAGTATCTATTGGTGATCCAGATTGAGTTGATAGGTTTATAAAATCACCCTCTGGGACAAACCCTGAAAGGAACCCATCTTGTAATTCTACAATGGCATCATTCTGTTTGTATTTAGGTGACCATTTATTAATAACTATTGTCATTTATGCTCCTCAATAATTATACTTTCTTCCAAAGCATCCATTCTATATTTATGAGTGACAATAGAGTCATTCAATTGTAATTCAAGCCTTATTATCTGCTTCTGTAGATCTCTCTTATCCGCTTCAAATTGCTTTCTTATTTCCTCTTTGGTGTTTTCCAAATCTCTTTTATCTAGCTCAAACTCCTTTCTAAGTTCATCCTTGACAATATTAATCTCCCTCCTAGCATCCCATTGAAGAATCGTTTGACTACATATGTACAGAATAGCAAGTATAAATAAATATCCAACTACCTTCTCTGCTACTTGTTGCCATGTCACTTACAACCCCTATTTACTCTTTGGAGGATTTCCCCCACTAACTACATACAGCAATGTGTTAAGTTTATTATCGATGTTGGCACCCATTGCCCTCATCTCACTTCTTACTTCTTCTTTAAACGATAATAAATCAGACTGCGTAACCCTTTCATCTTTGATCTTATCAACTTGTGATCGGAGATCTTTAATGTCCATTTGACCTACGCTGGCATCTCTCATCTTATCAACCTGAGTTTCTAGGTCTCTAATATTTGATTGCATGTTGTTATACAACAACCCCATCAAGGTCATAGCTATGGTGAGTACCCATAAAGCTACCGTCTTAAAAAATTCATTATTCGGAACTGACATTGTAAATTTTCTCTTGTTTTATTTTCCAATCTCTTAATGACTCTAGTTTCAATTCATAAGCTTCAATGCAATAATAATTCTCTATGAAGAGTTTACCTTGTTCTCTAGGACTATAAAATTCCCACTTAGGTGTGCAAGGGCTTATGAGGAGTGAATCATCAGGGAGTATCGGGACTTCTTTTGTCTTTACTGAGTTGCTTGAACACCCTGAGATATTCATCACTGTAAGGAGCATCAATATCAACATATTCGACTTGATCTTTTTCATCTTGGGAACCTACTTGCTTCGGACACTTTCTGGGGATGGCATTTAACTGTTCTTTGAGGGTCTTTTTATCCTTCTCAAGGGTCATTAAATCGGCCACTTGTTTAGCCATGACCTGCTCTGATGCCTCTTTACTCTCAGTTAACTTCTCTTTACTCTCAGAACAATCTTTCAATAGGGTCTGAGACTGCGTATACTTTGATTGGAGCGATTCTAGGTCTTTCTGGCTACTTTGGTATAGGAGGCCAAGAGAGAGGCTAGAAATCAATCCTAGGAGGGATAAGCCCCCTAGTATCTTTGTTAGAATCATTAGCCGATGTTTCCATCAAAAGCTCTGAATCCGATCAGCCCTGTGGCTGTTGCAGCTGTCACATGAGTAACTCTAATTGGGAGGATAGTTCCTGCCGCAACTGCTGTAAATGATAGCACAGAGCCATCAGCACAGGTCACTGTCAGGTTACCAGTACCACCTACATAAATCCCATGAGCTTGTTTTGCCAGTGGGCTTGCACCAGCTGTGATATTAAATCCACCTCTAGCTACAAAACTTCCTAAACTAAATGCCATATTATTTCTCTTTTTGAATTTCTTGATCACTTACTTTGCAGACATCTTCTTTGATTTCTTGGTTGATAAAACTACCAACAATCCCCATTAAAGCCAAAGCTGCTGTAACAGAAGCTCCAACCCAAATAGGGACGTAATCAATAAAGGGGACAATGGCAATCATCCCCACAGAAGATATAGCAACTAATAGGTGAGTGATAAAACTGTATCTTTTGAATACAGCTTTCCAATCTTTATTAATTTTCACAATTACCTCTTATGAAGTTGTGAAGATTTTGTAACCCCACAAACCTGTTGCTGTAGTTCCAGTCGCCAATACTTTAAGAATTGACACAGGCTCTAATTCACCAGCAGCAATTGGAATTGTACGTTGTACTCCAGCTTTAGTGATGACGACAATATTACCGGCATTACCTTTACACTTAATTCCGTAACAGACGTTTGCTGCACTATCACTTGGCGTGACTGGGAACATATCTCTTGCAATGGAACTATCAATATTACTTCTATACATTTTTATTTCTCTTAGTTAAATCCCGAACCCAATTCCAATACCCAAAGATATACCAGTTAAACTACCCGATATCACACCTTGTTGACCTAGTGTAAACTCATAAATATAAACCACACCAGTTGATAATACTTGGTGAATTACTATTGTTACTGTTGGATCTTCAGCAGTCCAAAAACCGCTCGGGTCAACAGCAATATCAGCAGAATCATGTACCAGCAAATCACCAGTTACCGGTGTAATCACCAGATTGGCCGTGATGTATTGAGGGTTATCAGTCACCGGCATATTCAGTGTGACAATTGAGTACCCATCTGGTGCCCCAACAACCGATGCAGCAGTAGCAGCAGTAGCACCCTGCGTCAGCGTGTGCGTGTGCGATGCACCCATGAATGGATAAGCTTGGGTGCTCACTGGGGGCGGATAGGTAGCTGTAAGTGCCTTGGGGTCGGTGCCAGCAGCTATCGTTACCGCAGCGCTTACTGTGCCACCACCTATGACCGGAGTTGTTAAGGTTGCAGCACCAGCCGTAAAGCCAGTAGCGGTGCCAGCGAAAGCACCATCGGCAGGGATCGGATTATCTATAGTGTTGATCGTCGCCTCTGACTTCCAAGGATTTCCGGCGAAGTCAATAAGTGTGCCATCTTGCGCACTGACAATATCAGGGAGCACGGTGCCGCTGGTTATCCCGTTGGCATTCCAATCGTGATTAACCGTTGCACTTGTGATTTTTGCGTAGTACAAATCCAAACGACTTGATGTTGTTGAAGCGCCACCAATAAGGTTGTATGCGGCTGGCAGCGCCACAACATATCCAAGCTGTGTTATCTGCACATCATTAAGATGGAATCGTGTAACCGCTCCTACCCTGCTATACCTTACTTTGTTTATATTGCCCGCCACAATACCGCTAGCGGCAGAGCTATAGGCTGTTCCCCCCGCCCTAAATGTTATGACTCCGGTAGTGAAATTTACCAAAAACCGGTTGTTTGTGTTGGCCGAGTCACCCAATAGGTTTATCTCGCCAGTCGTGCCTCCCGGAACCCTGAATTGAAACTCGAAGTCCCAGTCGGCGGCAGGAACGGAGACGGAAGGGATTGTAATTCTGTTGCGGCTTCCGCCACTGCCCGCAAGCTGCTCAATATAGTTAGCCATCTATTTATGCTCCTGCGCTATAAGTTGGGAGCAAGCCAATGTGCTCAAGGTTAGTTTGATACGGGCCGGAATTCAATCCTCCACCCGCCAGTCCAATAGTCGGCGATCCAGCTTTAAATCGGTAATCACCTGCGTCCATATCGATAAACATTGCGGCAGAGGTAGATATGACAGATAGGGAGTCTGGGTTACTATAACCAAGCGTAGATTTGGCTCCAGCTACTAGCGCTTTCCAGTTTGTGAAATTATAGCTAGCATCACCAGCACCAAACGCATTAAGCCTACCCTCAAATGCCGTATAGGCGTTGCGGTTGCTCTCGGTTAAGAGAGTCGTCCAGCCTTGATCGTTGATTTGTATTTGGTTAAGTCCACCAATATGGATGTTATTTCTATTTTTAAAGTCAGCGAATCCAGATACAACGGTGAGTTTTGTTGTTGGATCATCTGCCCTTAAAACACAGTTCTCAATGATTAATTGCGTTGACTGCTCCAATCCAGCTCCCATCTCCGCAACAACCACACCACCACCGCCATCGAATCCTGTATGGTGGAATATGCAGTTTTGTGCGATAGTTTGACCGCAGTGTGCTGTAGCGCCGCCACGAACGCCCAAGTAGAACGGGCGTGATCGAGTTTTGAAATGACTGTTGCGAATGGTGGCACCCTTGTATGGCAGTCCTGTGTCGGGGTCAAGAAGGTGATCCTTGGCAAAATATCCGAAGTCAGCATCCTCAAAGTAGCAGTTTTCAACAATCAAATTGATAGCGCCGTAAGTCTGAATACTGGCGACAAGGTTGGAATCTTCAGCCGCATTTCTACGGATATCGGAAATTTTACTGTTCCTGATCACCCAATCTTTTGACCCCCACGGGGCTATTCCAGATACGTTTCCTTTGTCGCTGTATGAGTCAACTGATTTGGCACAGCAATTTTCAATAGTCCAGCTAACTGACAGTGTACTTGGATCGAGGTTTAAGGTTGCACCGCCAATGGATGCAATTGCTGCATTCATGCAGTTTTCAAACCGCAACCCATACAAGCTCCAGTAGCTTTTTGCTTGGGTGACTAGCCCCGCGTAAACCCCACCACCATCAATAATCACAGAGCCTTCGTGCCCTGCTGCCGCCTTTAGCACACAAGGGTGGAATATTGTCCCATTAATCAATGGTGCTGTTGCTGCATAGACTGGGTGCAGGAGTACCTGTTGCGGCACATAAGGATTGCTTACCGTAAATTCAAAATACCTTCCTGAGTAAACGTGAATCTCCCCTGATGGCTGCAAAACAGACATGGCTTTATTAACTGTCAAGTATGGATTTGCAAATGTTCCGTTGCCAGTGGTGTCATTGCCGGTTTTCATAACATGCAAAACCTGCGCAGGTGTGTAGGGTGGTTGAATTAGCCCAGTCTCGGGGTCTCTACTTGCTAAAATTGTAACAAATAATGTTGGTGTGAAAGCCATTATATTTTCACCTCCCCCATGCACCATTTATATTCTTCAGCTCTGCGAATAACAATTCCTGAGCAATTATTTTCTTTCAATCTACAATCCTTCTTGTTTGCATAGACCCATTTAGTAAGCTCTTTACAAGCACCAACATGATTCCCGGCATTTAGTTTTTTCATTAATGTAGAATTACCACAAGCACTTACCCCAACATTGAAGCAGAAGGATAAAATAGCAGCATGTTGATATTCAGATTTAAATGGAACCTTGACATATTTCATCATTCCATCATTATGTTTGATTAAGTCAGCAGCAAATTGCTTAGCACATTCTTCATCAGTAAACTTCTGGCCAAGCTTTAACTCCGGGCCTGTGTGTCCATAGCAGCTCGTAAGAATTCCTACAGGGTCGATGTATGTTCTATTGACTAAACCCTCATGTGGAGCAATTAAGACTGTTCCACCAAGGACTAAAGCACTACCAAGGCCTAACCCTATTAATTGTTTTTGTAATTTATTCATTTGATATAACCCTTGGTTGTCTTATATAATGACCACAACCACTGAGGGGATAATCTCCAAGTACGCTCAGTCATTCCTAAATAAAGTGCAACCAACTCAGAACAAAAATATGACTCTTTATCTGACAAGTTCTTTCTGAGAGCTAATGACAAAATACCGAGTGGATCATATTTCTTACCCACTTGTTCTCTTGCCCATGACATTGCTGAATCCTTATCCTTAATTGGCATATCTACAATCACATAGTGATCATAGTGTTGTTTCCACTCACCGAAAGGTATACGTCTAACCCCACTAGCCAGTGTACTATCAATAACAAAACTCCCATCTATAATTCCACAATGGCTCCAGTGAGAGAGTGTGAATAATTTAATAAGAAAGGAGAATGGTTTATTGTTAGTAGCAAACACTATTTTAGCAGTTTGCATTACTTTATTTTCCTAGTACAAATTTTTATCAAGGGTGTACTCAAGTTGTTTGGCATCCACCATATTAGCGATTCTAATTAGCCTCTCTGATTTCTCTGGTGAGAGACGAATTGCTTCAACAAGCTTACTTTTTAATTTTGGAGGTAGGTGTACATTCAAAGCATCGTCAATGCCATAACTGATCACCTCAGCCTCTTTAACTTCAACCACCAAACTCAATTGGTCAACTAAAGTTGTAATTTTTCTACTCTTTGACATATTATGCATACTCTGGATGATCAATTAAGAATTGACCAACTGTTGAATAACCTTTACCGCCATTAGCAGCCATTTCGATTTCCGTTGGTACGGTAGGAAGGCCAAATATAACTCTTGATTCTGGAAGTAATTCATTAGACCAAACAGGAGGGCAAAGAATTTCTGTGGCTCTGCCGGTGGCAATTAAACCTAAAGCTTCAAGAGCTTGTGTTCCTGCCACTGTTTCAGGTCTATCAAGATGAACATAGGCTGTGGCCATAATATCATCTTGAGCTACCGCAACAGACAACCATTGTTCCTCTGTTAAGAGTAAGTTGAGACCTAGAGAAGCTTTCTTTATTGCTCTCTTCTCTGCTGCTGTAAAACGATTACGGTAAGCGTACTTGGTAATTATTCTTCCAAAGGTTGGTGAGGTGTCTGGAGGAGGTAGGAATTCACCTCCTTGATAAAGCCAACCTGTGGTTACACCCATGTCAACCTGAAACTGCTCCAATTGAATATATTCTGGATCTGGATTACCACCAAAGAAATCAGTTCTCCATGTGGGTGGCCAATTAGAAACACCACCCACAACATAATTAGATACGTAAACAACTCTTACTGTCATTATTAAGTCCCCACATACCAATCAACTACAGACTGTAGGAACTGGTCAAAGTCTGCTCTGTACACGTAACCAAAACAAGATTGTGATGCACTTGTTCCACCATCTACCAAGCCTAGAAATAATTTGTCATTGTCACACACAACCAAACCTCTAACAGCATTGAAGCTACTTACATCTACCTTATCTGTAAAACTAACATCAGCAAGACGAAGACCCCTCACTATTCCAGTAGATTGGGAAATTACCTCAAAAAAATGTGTTGAAGATGTACCAACTGCTGCTCCCATTGAGTTAAAAGGGGCAATGGCAATTGTTCCATCAGATGTCACATAATAAGTATTTATCAGTGAGTAACTACCCAGTGTTACAGCAACATCTTGTGACACTATAGCCCCAGTTGTCTTATTTAAAGTGTGTTCAAACCCACGGTAATATATCTTTAAGCCACCAGCACCATTATCCACAATAGAAGTGAATTCAGAAGGCCAATTGTTGGCAGTTGCTGGCGTGAATGCAGCTCCAATAGTAGTAACTGCTCCAGAGGCATCGTTAACTTTTATTAAGCGATATTGTGGTGATTCAAATAACAGTAAGTATAAGCACTGATCTGCTGTACTTAGGTAAGCAGACACCGCATTTGAGCTAGTTAAGTAGGTTGTGAAAAGTACGGTGGTAAGTAGGGAGGATACACCAGAAGAACTAACTGAATATAATCCCACTTCAGAGTATGTGCTGTTGAAAACAAAATAGTTATTTGCTACAGCAGTTCTCCACACAGGCATATTAGTGACGCCGTTTGTAGTATTAAAGCTCGATATTTTTTCGGGATTTGTTTTATTTATTAGGGGGATATTTTTTAACTTGTAGAAAGGGCTGTTCCCCCCATTACCACCACCATTAGTATTGAAATAAGTTGTGCTCACGTATTATCCCCTTGTGAATCCATCAACACGTACGGCCAACTGCCCCACTATATTTGATGTTCTAATAATTAATTTATCTGTGGATGACAGAGCTAGGCCTTCTCTTGAGAATCCTGTTGTCCCATTTTTTCTTAAAGTCTCTTTTTGTAGTAAATAACCACCAGCTACGTCTGTTGTAGTAACATATACTTCCACACTTACTAAATCTGAAGCAGTCCCTTCAGGAATGGAACATGTCACATCCACTGTAGTTGCTTTAGCTGCTGAGTTTGGAAACACTGTTGTGTCTGTGTTAGTTGTAATTAAAGTTGAAGATGAAATGCAATCACCTGCCGAGTCTTCTTCAATACCGTTCACCACAACATTAACGCCAGCTACATCTGTTTTATAACAAAGCCATTCTGTTGGCTTCATAATTAATCCAATACGCTCGTATCCAATTGTACTGATACTAATTGTATCGTGTTGAATTACATAGTCCGCTGCTGGCGTAGATGTTGGACTGATGTAAAGCAGGACTGTTGCAGTTGTGCCTGAGTTATTAACTACAGTCACATTCACTTTACCCACTTTACCACTTGGAGCTTGATACACAGCTTGTGTAACAGCTCCTGCTGATTTGTGACTTGCTAATCTTCCTAAAACGGTTGCCATTTATTTCTCCTGATTACCATTTACTAAAGAAAAGTAAATCAGCATTTTGATTTTTATCTTGAATTGCTAACATTTGTGCTTTTAGTGCATCCACTTCTTGGTCGTGCCAAGCTGTCCATTGATATTGTAATCTGTGAAGCCAGTTAAAATATTCTCTTGGTGGAGCCTCACCATAATCCCAACCATAATCTTTGTGGTCTGTGTCGGGTGTCTGTACGTTGAGTGCTCCAAGAGGGCCATTGCCTATATCTAGTTTGGCAAATTCTGGTAACACCACTGGTTTTGTAAAAGGCATGTATACCCCTAATTAAAATATGCTCGTATATCGGCCAATAAACTTACCACCACTACTATCCTCTGTACTACCAAATCCAATACCAATACCACCCTCAAAGGAGAATACTGGATCGGCGTCGATTGAAGAGGTGAAGGAAGCTGTGACTGTTACTGGAAGTGCTTTTGTTAAAGTTGTTACTTGTTCTATTGTAGGAGTACCAACATCTGAGAAGAGGGAAACACCAGCAGGGAATTCTTCAGTTAGTGTTGCAGTATCACTTTCAAGAAGCAATCTCCACAACTGTAATACTGTTTTATATTGGCCTTCCCCAGCATTGAGTATTTTCTGAATCTTTAATACTTTTCTATACTCTGTGTCATCCAGTCCTTCTCTCTTCTTCCCTAGGTGTTCACCAAGACCATCTAATTGGACACCTACAGCAACATCTAAATTTTTCTGATCAATTATGTCTTGGATACAATCTTCGATTTCTTGTACCTCTTCCAAACCAATCCTAATTACTTCTCTAAATATTGGAGAATTAAAGAATTGAGATGGTATGGTACTAAGACCTCTTTCTACATGATCAATTGGCATGGATTACACCTCGTTAACAACAATACGAGTAATATCAAAACTACTACGTTCTGTTCTACCGATAGGAATGGTAGTTGTTACAAAAGGAGTCCAAGTAATTTCATCAAGAGAGCTTGATAAACGTACATCGATTCTGTCAATACCTTGAACAGCTGCGTAAATACCACCCTTGAATCTGCCGGGTATTACATCAACACCAATGTTAAGACTATCACCATAAGCCAGAGCTGCCTCTTTAATACCTTGTTCGCCTGTAGACGCAAAGGGTTCTTCTGGGTATCTTGTGTAATCAATTTCCATTCTGATATATTTAATCACAGGCCTAGAAAATTCAACTGCTTGCGGATCTCCATTTGAATCTATAATTGTTCTGCTGATGGCTCCGGTGGTCTCGATACCTACTGGGTGATATTCCCAAATAGTTTCTGCAATTTGTTGCTCATCTCCACCCTCAACAACAACCTCAAATGATTTTGGAGGTCTACCGTCAACATCTGTTACAAATGTTCTGTTGGCAATAATGAATGCAGCTGTCACACCATCAAGGTTACGAACATTAGCTATAATTGCTTGCTCTGTGGCTGCTCCAATGATTGATACAGACTCATAACGTCTAACACGTAGTTCCTCATCTGTTTCCTCTAAACGACCTTCTGTGGCTGCTTCTAGGTTGGTTACAGAAGTAACTCCAGAGATAGGTACAAGAAGATTAGTCAGAGTATTGACTGGTGCTTTAATTTCGCCAAAGTTTATTGCAGTAACTTGAACAAGATCACTGACACTGGTAACTCCAATACGGGCACCGACAACCAAACTATAAACTGAATTATTTTCTGTTACGTTAACTCTCAACGTAGTGGAAGTAGGTAAGCTTGTTGTGACCCCGGAGACATCACTGTCAATCTCTGCTTTAAGTGCTACAAGAATACTATTTGCACTTGCACCAACACCACTGTTAATTGACACAGTGACACCATCAATGGTGAGTGTATAAACTGTACTATCAACTACTGAAGTAATTTCAAAAACAACATCACTAAAACGGGTATTGGTTAGGGTAAGATTACTAGCTACTGTAAATCTCTCATTAGTGTCACTTACACTTACAACAGTGTCAGCTGGGATAACTGTTCCCACCAATCCAGTAACTTGTAGTTGTGTAAATGATTGTGTAGCTTCAATTCTTTGAACATTTACGATATCAGCAACATAATCTAAACTGGTTGCATAAGCACTAAGTGGGTAGGAGGCATCGTATGCTCCTTGTGTTCCGCCCCAAGCATCGCTCAATTCTTCCGCCCAAATATTAAAGATAATGTTGATTGCATTATTGCTCACATCATCCCATAAAGGATCAATCCTTGTTTTTAACTTGGACTGCATATTCTCATAAATTTCTTGGCGGGTCTTGATAACCAACCCAGCACTTGTTAAACCAGCCATGTATTCTCTCTTTAAACGTCAAAAGACAAACTGAGGATATCGCCACTGTCTGTGATGACTTTAGCATTAATATTGAGTTGTCTTGTGGAGGGATTGAATGTAGATGAGTAGGAAATTAAATCCCTCACTCCAGACTCATTCGCTATTTGTGTTCTGAAAATATCATCGATATCTTCCAGATCAATACCCTTAATAAATATTTCTTGGTAGTACGGAATCCCATAATTTAAATTATGAATCCACTCACCTTTAAAGAATAACAACTTCACTTTCAGTCGCTGAACTATCTCATCTTCTTTTGTGGTTGTTATTGCAAATGTAAAATTCTCTATCACCAGATCGTGAGTAATAGGGTCTAACTTTAAATCGATCATGATACTGTCTCAAATTGTGGTGGAAGTGGGTTTGGGTATATCACTGTCCAGATAATTGTCTTAGCAACATTCTCAATGTTAGTAATAAAATTTAAGTAGTATGGTTGGGAGTCCGTTGTTGTGTAACTGGCATTTATAGCTGCTGTGAATGCTCCAACTTTAGATGAAGCATTATTGCTCACAGAGACAGCTCCTCCAGCCGGTATTAGGAAACATGTTGCCCAATAATCAGCAAGTGCTTGACCAAACTCCACATCGGTTATGAAATCATCGCCTGTTGATAAGATAGATGAGAGGATACCCTCATCTTCTGTTCCAGAAGCAGCTCCAGCCACAACACCTGCTTGGGAGTAGGATTTATATGCGGAGGCAAAAGCAGTTGCAAAATTACCAGACGGGTATGTGTCGATATAACTTGTGATGGCTGCATTGATAGCAGAAGCACAGGAAGAGGGGTTTAAACTCATTAGTCGGTTAACTCAATCTGGTAATTTAGTAATGCTTCATAGACTCTAGAATCTAGTTGCTCCTTGTAAACTTCAGCTGCAATCTTTATTTGAGCTTCTTTATAATCTTTGTACACCAGATGGGCTTCTAATGGCGTCCAGTAACGCCCTAAGTTTTTCCATTTGCCTGTTTCAAAACTAGAGGAAGCGGCCTTGTGTAACTTTAGGGATCTCCCCGTATCATCTATGTGTACCCCTAAAGGTTGATCGCCCCTAGCTCTGTCACTCAAAGTAAAGAGGTTATTAATTCTTCTAGGAACAAAGCAACAAGTATCTTCTGAATAAACTTTATTCCCTTTAACAAGAATATCTTTATCTAGTTGCCAATCTTCTAAACCAAACCCAATTTGGTTATTACACCACTCAGCGAAATACTGGAAGTTTTTGAAATTGTCTGATACTGAGCAACTAATGTAGCTCGGTTCTTTTTTGTGGTAAATCTCACTATAAGCTCTTGACAACATTGCAAACCAGAGTTTATACTCTTTAGTATGTTTACCATCTACCTTACTTTTGTATTTACCTTTTGTGTAAATACCCACACCTTCACGCATATTTAAATCCTATCTAATTTGGGGCTAACAACTATACTCTCATCTTTAAGTTTAGTAAACACTTAAGCAACGAAAGTACTTGTTAATCTACCAAGGTTCCCAATATGGGTGTGGGTATTACCGGAGAAGCCCGCATCAGTTTCCACATCTTGCCCGATAGAAACACCTTGATCAACTCGCAATGCTCCCGTACAGGTGGTTTGAGGGCTGTCGATAGTTACGCTATCTGAGGCCGTAATAGTGGCTGTCTCTGTATTTACTTCAGTAATTGGAGAGTTAGTAATAACCTTTGTTGGGGATGTCACTACAAGGTCGCCATTTGGCTTTAGGGCGATTTTAACCTCATTCCCAGTACCTGAGTTCATCCTGATCTCCAAATCGCTAGGATGAGTCCCTAGGGCCTTTGAGAAGGGGTATAGACCAAGGATACCGTAACAGTCATTAACATCAAACACCCTGAAGTCTTTAGGGTCAACTGGCTTGGTGCCATCGCTCAATGTAAATGTATCAATACTACGACTACAGAACATCAAAGCTACAATGGTCTCACCCTCTTTGACTGGGAAACTAATAATAGCTGTGCCGGTGCTTGGGTGAATTATAGGGACGCCTTGGATAACTGGCATATCTTTAAGACCTTGATCATCAAATCCCGCTGAGCGGTCTCTATACTTGATCAGGGGTTGTACTGTGGCTTTCTGAGTGTCTGGGTCATACTTAACCACCAGAGCTGGCAATCCAGCATGTATGGTCTCTATTCTTGTTTGACAGATCAGCTCAATCAACATAGCTGGATCGTAGTCAGGTACTTGGTCAGTCATCGTAATCTCTTATTGGTAATTGGAGCACTCAAGAGAGGTATCCCAATTGTCTCCTTCAAAACTACCGCTGTGTTTCACCTTGTCGATTACATAAACACCATCAGAATTGAAAGTCCCTTGAATTTTAATAACTGCGCCAGCCACAAAAAGTGGATTCATTTGCAATGTTAAATTAAGGCCTGTCTTCTTTGGTAGGTTTAAGTCCTCCTTAAGTTCACTCACCTCTTTGGTGGTTTTCTCAGGAGTATTCTTAATCATTGTTGGTGTTATCAGGATAGCTTTTCTTTTGATATCCCCATTAACGGGATAGACATTGATTGTATCATTTTGAACAATGTGCCATTTAAGATTATTGGTGGATGTAATTTTATCCAACTCAGTCTTGGCACTGCCGGAAGTCGAGTAACCTCTCGGGTATGTTTTTGTGAGCGTATCACCATTAAGATTAACAACTTTAATCTCTGGCATACCTTCTTTAATTATTTTATTGATAATGTCTCTGACAGTTGAGGACTCTGGTAGTGCTGCTTGCACACGCCCTTCTCTAACTGTAACTGCACCTTCGGCAGCGAGAACATTTGTAATTACTTCTGTACCATCTCTTCTTGAGGCAACATATATCTTATTACCATTAAAAACAGTGGCAAGTGGATTATCCCCGAAGCCAACCTCAAGCTTAACAACAGCATCAATACTATCAAAGATCGATATGGTTTCAGCTGAGAGGTTGTATATCTTCAGGTCTAATTCATTTAACTTACTATTACCACTGGAATTAACTGTGAATTCAATATGCTGATTTTGTATGATCACACCTTTACCATTACTGGCTGTGATGGACAGTTTATATTTCCTGATAAAGTTTTCAGACATGATTAAGTCGCAGTGGTTATAGAGTTGTAAACCAATTCAAAATCGGTTGATAGGTTTTCTAAAGTTATTACAGGTGAAGCTGGATAGTCGGTAGTTAGTGGAAGCAGGTATAAATTGCCAAGAGGTAATTCCACCTTAGTGTGAATGTAGGTGAGATCCAACCAAGGAACTAATCTAACACCAGCAATTAATAGTGTTCCATCTAACTTATAAATATTCAGATACCAACTTTCCATTCTTACGTTGTAGATAAAGTTGAACTTGTACTCCTTACCATCAAGAGCTGTGGTGTAGGAGTAGTTTGGCAATGAAGCTGTTGGTAACTCTAATACGAATTCAGTCATTATTATTTACCATATATCTGAGAGCCTACATTTCTTGCCGTCGCTTCAACACTACTAGCAGCAGTGGCGGTTAGCGTTGTTTTTAAAACACTGGTTCTAACTTGAGCTGGCTTATTACCTGCATCTTTTTCTTTGGCATTGTTGGTTGCTGTGGTGCCAGTTTGTGTTTTATTTGAATCACCATTATTATTTGTGGCTGTTGATCCAACAAAAACTGTGGTGAGTTCAGCACTAACTCTACGAATTTTCTCAAACTCTAAATCAACAAATAATGCACCACCTCTACCTGTTGATTTAGGTAATGATACATTGGTGACAATAAGTTCAGAGTAAGTATCTATCGGAGTAAGCAGACTCACAACCTTACGATCATCCCTCATCTTCAACAACATCCGATATACTTCAGATTGTTTGTAGTGGTTTGGAATGAATGGGATGTTTAATGTAGCATCAGAAAAAACACCCGACACAGTGAACCTTGGATTTTCATTAACAACGTGATCACTTACTGTCGATCTATCCTCCACGGGGTAGCTTGTAACCTTTGAGGGGAAGCTATGCCCGATATCAGTTGCTGCATCGAATGCTAATTTCTTACCATCAGCTGTTGTAATTGTTGTATGGACAGGACTACGTGGTCTACGCATAATCAAGGAGTCACGTTGTGACTCCAGCCTATACCCACGTATCCTTGCACCAATTGCTCCAGTGCGGTCTAGTATAAAATCTAATAGTGCCATTACTGACTTGCCCCGCTACGCATTACATAGTTCGACTGTGCTTGAATCATCTTCATATTTAATTGTGAAGTAACATGATCGGCGATTTGTTTAGGGTCATTGATACCTTCAAGTGTCACATTATTTACAATGTGGTATGTTGGTGCCCCATTCATATCCTGTCTGGCGATTGATTTAGGCGCTAATGCTGAGCTTGCTGGATTGTATTTCAACATCTCATCAAAGTATTGACCAGAGCCTCTGAACTTCCCATAGGAATCCATTAACTCACCATAAGCAAACACATTTGTTGGATTAATTGCTAATTTACTTGCAGACAAAAGTAATGAAACAAATTGCTTAAGTTGGTACATCCACTTATCGAAGGGGAATAAATCAAGCATATCTTTTTTATACTTTTCCCAAACTTCAGAGTTGTAAACACCATCTAAAGTGAGTAGAGCTATTAATGATCCTAAAACCATTTCAATAGTTCTGCCAATACCGACCAACACTTTAGATATGTTACCGGCCCAGCCACCTTCCTTCATCATATCGCCTAAGACAGAATCACCACCCTGTAAGGTAACAATCAAGTCATCAAGCAATAATAAAAAAGCTGCCCATCCGGCCATCTTAAATGCCTTACCTATGAATCGTAAAGCAGCAGCCCATTTGGTGGTTCCAGCAGCAGCGGCATTAAGTACTGGCAAGAATCTAGCTATCATTGCGAATAACCAGAATAGCGAAGCTATGGTTCCAGCAAGTGAATCAGGGAGCATACTCCTAAATACATTCACAACTGAAATTAGTAAATCGTAGAAATTCTTTATGTAGCCAAATGATTGAGTAAATACTGATTTAATTGTTTTTAAGAATGGAGGTGCAATTACAGTAAGCTCTTTGATAATCTCTGATAGCCCGTCTAAGACAGTTACCATTAATTCCAAACCACCACCTTCATTGACTGTCATAATAAATCTTTGCCAAGAGGTGTTCAGTCTTTCAAAGGCTTTTTGTGGAGTAACTAACATTCTAGCAATTAAGTCTGGGTCTGTTAATTCACCCATGTGCTCAATAACTTTACTCAACTCTTCTATCTTAACTTTACCATCTTCCATATCATCAAATAGTTTTCTAACATCACCACCTGTAAGTGCATCAGCAAATATCTGCACAGCACCGGGTAAACTTTCAGCTAATTGGCCTTTCAATTCTTCGGCCATTACTTGACCTTTAGAGGCCATTTGAGCGAAAGCTTTCATACCTCTATTCTGAGCATCAGTACTTAGGCCCATCATCGTAGATAGGTTTTGGAAGTTGGTGAATAGTTTCTGGGTTTGTTCTATACCAAGTGGCTTAGCTGTGGCAGCAAGTAATTGTCTGTACTGTGTATTAGCATCTTGTAGGTTAAGGCTCAGTCTTTCAACCTCTTTATCTACAAAGTCAATTTGTTGTTGAGCGCCTTCAGCACTTCCAGTTAGGAATTCATACTGAGGTCTTTGTGATGTTTGGAAGTTACCAACATTAAAACTTTGCATTGTGAATCTACGCAAAGCTTCTATACCGGCGAAGGCTTTGAAGTTTTGCATGGTGAAGAGAGCATCACCAAATCTATGACCTCTACCACCTGATCTCTCTGAAGAGGTTCTTGATGGTGTTGGTCTGTTGGTTCTATTTCTCATTTCCAAAGCAGCATTTCTACTTTGTTGGAGTAGATTCTGTTGGCGTAGTTTTTCAATATCAGCTTCAGTTCTGGCAAGTGCTGTTCTTTGAACCATGACACGAGCTTCAGCGTTTATTCTACGAGCTTCTGCACTTGCTAGCCTTGTAGCAGAACGCATACCAGCTGAATCAGTCATACCTTGGAAAGATCGTGACATGCGCTTTATTCTTGATTCAAGCACTTGCAAATTTTTATCCAGAGCAGCTAGGCTGGATTTATCTACTTCAAAGCCAATCTTAGTAAAGAAGTTGGCTAAAGGAGTTGACATAGTGTTCTCCTATTATTTATCTTTAGGCCTTGCTTCTTCTTCCAGATCAGCTTTGTAATCTAGTAGCTCACAAGCGTCAAGAAGATCCTCTAATGTCCATTGAAAACGTACTTCAGTGTATGAAGCTAGTTGGGGGTTAGCCAATACAGGCCTCCACATCATTTGCGTCCAATAATCCATCGAGCTTTCTTCTTTCCATCTTTTCTGTACCCTTGTCAATGAAGAGGTGTCAACCTCACCTTCGGCAGTATGGGAATAGCCATCAGCTATTATACTTTTATACCGCCTAACTGAAAAACAGAACCAAAGTTTTCTTGTGCAATAAATACAAGGATGTGAAACAACTCTCCAAGTTCTACATCATTGAAGCCAATGACGGTATTGTCTTTAACAACTTGTGACTCTCTAAAAAGATCCTTGATAATAGCGGGGACAGTTTCCGCGTCCATGTTAGTTGTCAAGAAGCCTACAGCTTTACTCAAACTATCTGAAAACAATTGTTGATCTTTCTCAGCTTTCTTAGCTAAGAGAATTTCTTGTTCTTGTGTTAACGGTTGTCCTGCATTGCTTGCTTTTATGGCTTCAAGAGTTTCAACATCTTGTGGTGCGGACTCACCCCCTCCAAATATTGCAGACAACGATTGACCAAATACTTTGGTAATACGAGCCAATAAGGGGATACGTTTATCATTATTCATTGTATTAATTTTAAAAAGAGAATCACCGATTGTCTTTTCAACTGTTCTAATTGCCATCTAATTATTTACCTTAAAATAAAGGAGAGGGAATCCTCTCCTAATTATTAGTTACCACCAACAAACATTTGACTGTTAGCTGCTTGGATTGTCCATTCAACTGTAGAAGCTTCTTTACCTTTAGTAAGGTCAGCAAACTTAATCACCCAAGCCGCATCAGAGATAAACAATGATCTGCCTGAGTTATCTTTAACAAAGAGTGGGAATGTTCCCAAACCTGTTGAACGGTCAGTGATGTGTAGACCAGATAAAACATCATTCGATGGAGATCCACCAAGCAATGTAATTGTAACCGTAGCTAATGTGGATGGGTTGAGACTACGACTAATATCACCATCTGCTCCTGAGACAGTTGTAAAACCATCTTCATCAAAAGAGATAGAAACAAAGTCACCATCGCCATACCCACGAATATCTACACCACCGACTACGATAGATACTTCTTTTGGATTGTAATTATAAAAAGCCATTTTGTATTCCTAAATTTATTGAGACACATAATAGATATCTGGAAACTTATCGCTTCTCAGTCGATTATATATTTGTTTCTTTGTGTAACCAGATTCAGCTACTGCATCAGTAATAGATGGGTATGTCTTACCCTCTACGGAGATTTTTCGGGATCTGGGATGGGTTTCACCTTTAAGCCCCCCTCATTGGGTGGCCCTTAATTGCACAACCCCTCTTGGCGACTGAGTACTCCTCAGTAAAACCTCGATCTAGTCTTGTAACTAAGTGAGACTTTGACATCTTCAAATAAAAAGAAGCCACACCTAAGTCTGGCCACCAGAATCCACCGACATAAACCGGGCCTTGGTATTTACAATCTTTTCTGGGAGATTTTTGAATTGGTATTAGTCTCTCCTCTGAATTTGAAAACCTCATGGCCCATGAAGGGTGTCTATTAAACACAGCTGCACAAACATCAGCCGAAGGGAACCAGAAACCCAAAACATACACAGGCTTGGAGTAATCGGTAAACTGCTCTTTACTAGGAGGGTTTTTATTCTCCTCACAATAAACAGCATAGTTACGACTTTCACACAACTTAGCCCTGTACTCTTCTGTTTGAGGTGGTTTAAGTGTTTGGTCTCCCTTCAGGATATTATAACCACTACTGGTTGAGTCATAAGCCTCTATAAGCTTTTCCTCCAACCCTAGAATGTAATCACGACCACCTTTGCAAATTACTTCCATTTTAAAATTATCAATGCCATAATTTCTAATGGCATTTTTTAATTTTAAGCATCCAGAACTGTTTGATTGGTGGGCCTTGAACCGTCTCTTAGGATTTTTAGATACGCCTATATAGACCTTGCTGTTTAGTAGATTCGTTATCTTGTAGAGGTAAGCTATTTCGGTCTTAGCCATTACACTACGGCGGTTAAATCGATTTCGACGTAGAAAACAGCACCAGCCATACGAGCAATAACCTTGATTCCTGTAAGTCTGCGCAGAGCACGGTCGTTGGCAGAAATATCAGCAACTTTAGGAACAATAACTTGAATGTCATCTGGATCGAAGATACCAGCATTAGCTGATCTCAATACAGAGTCACGCACAGCTGATTCAATAGTTGCAATCCCTTTATTTGTAAATGGAATTTTAGGAAGTGTAATCATTAAACGATAAACACTTACTTGAATATCACTTGCAGCTGCGTCAAGGTCACGGATAATATCATCCCAAGTACCATCACCCATTTTAGGGCCGTGGATTGTATTCACACCACCACGAGGGACATATACAGTTACATTCTTAGCTGTTGCATTTGTAATCTGAGTTGCTGTTAAGTTGTCAACAGTGTCACCTGCCAATTGCTTGAACTCCATTGCGGCTGCACCCGGTGCAAATCCAAACAACACACCTAGGTAAGATGCTTCTGGATATTGTTCATCAGCATTACCGCCATAGATAACACCAGCACGATCATAACCATTAGTCTTGAACGCTTTACCAACAGAAGTTGTGTCAGCTGATTCAGATTGGTTGATGATATTCAAATCTTCAGAGGAAGTCTTGTAGAACTTACGAGCAGCTTGAGCAAATGCAGCTACTTCTAACTGATCAGCTTTAACGTGGGAGTAAGCCATCAAACCGTACCAATCATTATTCTCAAGCATTACAGCATTCAAAGCATCTGTTAAAGATTCAGTGGTTGTATAAACAGGAGTTAAATTGGTTGAAGCTTTAGTGGAGAATGGAACACCGCCTACATCGGCAGTAAGAATTAGAGTAGTTGTACCAGATGCGGTCACTGGTTCAGCACCAGCATTAATCGCAGAGGTCAAGCCAGTTACAATTTCACCAGCTGTAGCATCGACATCGGAGATAAATGAAAACAATGTTCCATTTAAAGTTACTGAATAAGTTGTACTGTTAGCAACTACAGGGGTGTATGTTACGATTGTTGTATCTTGTCTACCAATGGCAAAAGCATCTACAGAGATCTCTTGGCCAAATGTAGAAGAAGCAGCTTCATACTCAGCAGAGTTGGTTGCAAAATCTGCGGCTACCTCTGTTAGGCTGCCATAAACTTTGTAGCGAGTGGTAAACGCTTTGTGCTTACCGAGGAACATTGCCAAACTATAACCAGCCACGGTAACAGCAGCCGTTTGACGGTCTACGTTAACCTTAACAGCGGTATCAATTGAAGCCATTATTTCACCTTATTATTTATTAAATGTCAATTTCATCAGTTCGTGAAAGAATTACATCACCAAGTTCATCTTCTACTTCGTGGGTAATTTCTACTACGTCTATGAAATCAAGTTGATCTGTATCATTCAAGGTGATATTAAAATTCACCTCTAATATGTGTCTTTGTTCCCAGCCACTACCTAAAGATCGTGGAGCTGGTTTAATTGTTCCAGTGTTAAGGTAAGACAACCCTAAGACTGTGAAATTATCTAAGTAAGTTATTTTATTTAGGTTGTGTGCAAAGGTCATAGCCATTTGTTCAGATAAAAGCCCAATAAAAGCTACTTGTAAAGTCACACGCCAAACTGTAGAGGTGGAGAAGTCCAGACTATTATCATCGTAGTCCTCATACTCTTGTATCTCACCGCCCAGTTGTGTCCAATTAGTTAATTTGAAACTTACCCAATTACTTAAACTTGGATTGTCCTGTTCTGCAATAAGTACTGGTACACCGGTTATTTTTAACTTAATTACTTTGGATATTTCTTTTTGTAAGTTGTGTATATCTATAATCATAAAATACCAACTTTAAAAGTTAGTTCTGATATTAAGTTGGGTTCTTCGCCAATCTTACTACCATAAACAAGTGGATCATTAAAGCCTTTGATCTCAGCCCACCCTTCACTGTTGCTTGGAGATGATACGCCTTTGATATTAACTTCAATTTGATTAGTAGCTTGCTCACCAACCAATCTAGCAATCTCTGCTACACTGACGGAGCCTAATTTTTTTAATTGCGTGGTAACTATTGATTGAACTTGAGATCTTTTCTGTTCTGATAACATAAAGCTGTCAGCCCAAGGACTCCAGTAATGCAGGTTCATTGCAACTTGTGCAACAGGAACAGGATCACCATCTCTAACACTCATCCAATGATTCTTTGAATCGATATAGCCAACCTCCACACTCGCATTTCTAAGCTGTCTCTGAAGTCTTTTAAGACCTTTCTTATCAATTCTGGTACTAACCTTCATTCTTATCATTATTGTCAACCTTAGAGCAAACTAAGCTCTTGGGAGTCAATCCTAACAGCGAAGGCTTCATAACCTGTGAAACGACTGGTATTAACCCAATCACCTAATTTAAATACTCTGTAAGACTCGCCGGAATAGGTGAACTCATCAGCCTCAAATGCACCTGTATCAATATGTTCTATCAACTGGATATTTGAGAAAATCCGAACCACCTTTCTTTTACGCAAAGCTTCTGGTAGGATTTCAACAGCATTTTTTCTTATGTAGGGTGTGATTAGGGCTAATATTTCTATTTGAGTTGGTGCTGGTTTTATCCACTCACCATCTACCTCTGTACCACGAGCAGTTCTATTAAAAGTGTAAGTTGTTGGTTTTATCAATTTAAATGGAATCTTTGACATTAGCATTGTAAACACTCCATCTACAAATTATTCAAATTAGCAAATTGCCCATTCATCGACACCAACACGAACAACACTAATGAAGCCATAACGGGCTGCTACTGCTGGGCCTGCGGGTGCTCTGAGCGTTACACCAGCACCAGCTGTGAAGCTAACAGCCCCAACACCTTTCTGATATACACTGATTGATTCCATATCTTTCCAAGCAACTGTTGCATCATTTGGAATTGTGAATACAATTGAAGACCCACTATCACCAACTATCGCTTTTCCAGAGTCTGTTTTAGCAAGTGTTGTTGCACCTGTTACTGTTCGGCCAAATGTTGGGTTTGTGATTTCTTTATCTAGTTTGTTGGCATTATATAGCCAACCATTTTTTCTTACTAAAGCCATGATCTTACCTTATACAAGTATTGAATCACCGCAAGGGGAACAGAGCGCATCTGAATCACATGTGCGGATATTTTCGAGTGGAAATTTAACCAAGTCTGGATTACTATCATTCAAACACATCTCTTCTTTACTTATACCACCAGACCAAGGCATTAAGCCATTTGGAAGGGCATTGCTTGGATTAGAGATAATAAATTTAAGAGCTGCGAGATAGGCATCAGCACTTCTCCAAACTTCAACATCACCAACTCTTTCACGAATCGGATTCCCCGATATACCTAACAGCACTGCCAAAGCAGCATCTGCTGAAGCTGCAATGACATTACCATTATGAAGGTCTAAGTAATATTGAATTTGTTCATCAGTGAGTTGCGGATAGAATGGACTGTTTTCAGTGTCCCCGATTCGGAGCCTGACTATTTCAATTGGTTCCATTATTACTCCCAAAATAAAAAAGGGCCGAAGCCCTTTTTAATTATTAAGGTGTACCTAAATACAAACGAACAACAGCTTGAGGGCGAAGCATGGCGTTCAAGAAGTTTGATTCAGTCATGATCTCAATCTTATCTTGTTTCTCACCCATGTATTCCCAGTAGTAAGCTTCTTGAGCTACTTGGTTTACTGTGTCGAAACGGTTAGCCGGAGCGTAGTAAGTTTTGAACAGAGCAGCATCAGGAGCCATTGGGAACACGTAAGCATCACCAGCTGGAATGTAAGGAGTAGTAACACCAGTATTACGATCTGTGAATGAACCACGGTATTCAATCCAAAGGATTCCACCGAATTCAAATTGACGGTAACGTGCATCCAAACCAAATGCGTTTGCATTCAAACGACCATTAAGAACAGCAGCACCTTGTGGTTGTGCGTAGTACTTATAGGCATCAGTCACATAAGGGTGGCTAATCAGAGCGTTGAAGAAAGATGGAGAACATACAGCAACCAAACGGTCAACGTAGACACCAGATTTCAAACCATCTTGAACACCAGCGATAATTGGTTCCATCAAAGTCAATGGGCTGATAGTTTCATCAGTCAAAGGCATTGCGATTTGAGTACGAGTAACACCAAACTCTGTGTACCAGTTAATGGTAGAGCCATAAGATGTTGCCAAAGTACCACTTGGAGCATACACAGTACCAGTTGTAATCAATTGAGCACGAGCAAACTCAAGAGTACGGGCGTGGTTGGTACGGATTTGATACATTTTACGAGCACGAGTAGCTGCTACTGTTTCGATTTGTGTACCAGCAAACAAGTCAGAGAAAGCTACAACACCATCAATGTCATTTGGAGAAATGTAATCATCTAATGGAAAGTGAGGTACAGCTGCTTGCACGTATTGACGGGTTGGGCCACGGCTACCGGTGTTACGTTCATCCCAGTTACGATCAGGAATCAATGCTTCATCCCAAACTTCGCGAGGTACTTGAACAGTCTTTACTGTTTTACGTTCAACGTTGAACATACCCAGTTGTTGAAACAAACCCCAGCTATTAGGAATGACCTGAATAGTTTCACTCAGATCAACATATTTTTGTGGGTTGTTAGGATTAATTACTAAAGGCATATTATTATTTTATCTCTTAATTAAACAGTTGCTTCGAGGATAACGCCTTGTTCTTTCAACAAGTGACGCAGACCTTCAAATTGTGGGCCAGTCAACATTGGGCTGGATACTGGGGTGTAGATTTGTTTGAGCAAGTAGTCTTTGAGGATTACATTGTCACGAACAAAAGCCAGAGCATTATCTGTAGTATCAGCTGCAAGCAGAGAAACACCTTCAGGCTTGGCTTGATAACGATTACCGAAAACTACGGCAAATTCATTTGTTGTAACCAACTGGCCAGAAGCACTCAGAGGAGCATAGGATGTGTCTGTTGCTGCTTTAGCACGGAAAACAACTGTTCCCAATGGGAGAGTTACATCGGAAGCAACATCGACAAAGATAACTTCACGAGCGTAACCAATTTTAGGGTCTTTTTCGTGCAATACCAAGTCAGACAGTTGGTAGAAAGGGCGGCTTACTAAAGGCATATTAATTATTCACCATCTTTAATATTAAATTGTTTTTTCAACAGTGCAGCAGTTGCGTCAACTACTTCATCTGTTACTACTGGACGACCCTGTGCGCCTGCTTCTTTCAAAATGTCAGAAGTGGCCAGTTGTTCATCTTTTTTCTTCAGAGCTTTGATAACAGAATCAAAAGTAGTGTCATCAACACTTTCTAAACTTTTGAATAATGCTTCAGCAGCTTCTGCTTCTTTCTCTACTTCTGCAATAGATGCTTTACGAGCTTTCTCTACAGTTGCTTTCTTTTCTTCTTTGTACTGCTTGATAATTTGTTCTGCTTCTTCAACTTTCGCATTTGATGCGGCGACTGCTTTAGTCACTGCTTCATTAACAATAGTATCGAGAGCTGATTTACTGATAAAATCGGTCATTGATTCCTCTTTATTTACTTTATCATCCACGGAGGGAGTTTTTGAACCTTTCGGCTCGATTACGCCCTCTGGTGATTCAGAGGACTTTTTGATAGAAGCTCTCGCCTTATCAATATTCTTTTCAAATATTTCTTGTGATTTAATTACTTTTAGATAATCTTCAGGGCTTAGCTCAGCAACTGCCTTTTTTATATCTTCTAGGCCTTTATCTAAAACAAGGGATTTCATGATAACAACAGCATCAACTTTTTCTTGAATATACTCGGAATACCATGTGTCAGATTCAACATCATCCTCTTCTGTGTTATACCCAAAAACTTTAGCCAGCACAGTTGCATCTTCATACCAAAGATCAAAAAATCTATGCAAATATTCGACTATGTTCATAGTCACTGTGACTTGACTTGCTTTTTCGATATCTTCTTCTTTGACTTCTTCGGTGTTAAGGGATTTGAAGATCAAAGTTTGACGACCATTTGCAGGGCCACCCTGCTCTTTACCAACAAGTGCAACAGCACTTCCTTCACTCTCAAAATTTATATTCGTTAGTTTCCTAACTGCTTTTAGTTCAGACATTAATTATCCTCAAGCTTTTGGGTTGAAGCTCTTGCTTGAATGCTTACACCGTTAAAGGTTCCATCTTTGACACCTTGCCAAAGGATCTCACCTATTTCTGTTTCTGGGAAATACCACTTCTGAATCCAACTGCCAGCTATAACAGTTTCACCATCTAAGTTAATGTCGGCTGGAAGGATATAACTCTCAATGATCTCTGCATCTTGAGTCTCAACTTTGTGGAATAGATTAGCCTTATTGCAATGCTGATTGAAGTTACGGCAAGCCTTAGCTACTTCAACATCGGTATAAGTATCTTGATGCAGATCGGTTGTGGTATCACCATCTTGAGGTTCAAGAACAACAAATAAAGCTATTCGCTGTTCTTCTTCAACTGACTTGGTTATCTCTTTAGTGGTAACTTCTTGCTGAGACCCGCCGAAATACTTTTCGATAAGATCCCCTAGTTTTTCAACAAACTCTTTACTCATTATTTATTTGCCTTGTTAGAAACACTTGAATCTTTAGCACTTGGTTTTTTAGCTGTGCCATTACCTAGTGTTTGCATTCCTTCCCCAGCAGCAGAATCATAGGCCGTGAGGTGTTTAAGGAACTCATCCCTATTCTTCTCAATTGACTCCTCAATGAAGTAAGGAATACCAGCTTGATTATGAATCCACTCAACAGTTTCAGGATTTTGCAACAACAGCCCAGCAGCAGCCACACGTTGAATAAACGCAGACAGTGCTTCCAAATCTTGCTTCTCAACTTTACCATATGAGAAATATGGAGTTACTGAGGTATCCCAGCCATTCAATGCAAAGAGTTGAGGGATAAGGTCATGGTTAAGTTGATCTTGAATTTCGATAAGTTTTGATTCGATGGCAATTTCAGAAACTGTCATCTTGCTTTCGGATAATGCAAAACTACCACCACCGGATTGGCCGAGAACTAAGAAGTCAGCAGCTAATGCTGTTAGTATCTCATTTGAATAGCGGCCAATAATTTTAGGTGTGTCGTAAGCTTTTGTACCAGTAACGTTTACAATATCAAACTTGAAGTATTCATTATTATTTTCATCAACTACTTGGGGGAGGATGAAGCCTGATTGAGTACCATTATGTGCATTACGCATCATTTGTTTATAATATTCATAAACACCCTTGTCGGATTCTGTAGCATCTTCTGCCATATATCTTGGAGGAATGTATAAGACTTTAAAGCCCTGCATATCTTGAGAGATACCAGTACCTTCAACTTGCTCAAGTGCTTTCTTATATTTCCATGCTTCCCAACATCCAACTAAAGGTGATTCACCCAGAGGATTGTCTTTTGCTGACCCATTACGGAACAGTAGGAATTTCTTACGGGGTATTTTAACTTTATCACCATACAATGGATCTGAGGCATACATTGAGTAATCACTTAGTCCAGCAGGTCTCACAGCAGCTTGCCATACACCGGCTAAATCTCTGCCTTGATTTTTCCAATCCCAACCAACAATTGTATCTTGGGATCTGATTGGTAATTTTTCTAAGCCAACTAAGCCATCATCGTACTTCGAGCCATTAGCTTTGTATCGTTGACGGTAAACTTTTTCATGCACAGAGAAACCATAACGGTTGAAGCTAACAACTTGTCTAATAAAACTCCCCCAGCTATGCTCCATATCGTGCATATTCTGGCGAAGGAATTCAGCTTTAGCTGCGAGCTTATCTTCATAACCTTTTGGTATTTCAACTTTCCAAGGTACACGGGCAATCATCATCTCAACCAGATTTAAAGCGGGAGCAATTGTCCCGTCTTTGGCCATCTTCTTGAATGTGTTGATTGATTGTGGAAAAGATAATTCTCTTTGGCATTCTTCAATAGGAATTCCTGCAACTACTCTAAGGCCATTAAAACCGGACTCTGTAAGCCTTAGTGAGGGGATATCCGAGTCACCCTTTTTTAAATTATCTGGTTCGGTTGCCATTTAAACCTCTATGTGATCCCATATTCTTCTACTGTGTATTTGACTTATAAGACTAGAAGAGACTTTAAACTTTTCAGCTATTTGAACCTGAGACAAAACACCACCCTTCAACAAGTTTTTTATAACTATGACATCTTCATTAGTTAGTTTAGAAGATGGGTTTTTGACACCATCTTGATTTTTTAATCCTATAACCCATGAATGGTGATTGTTGTAACTTCTAGAAACCCATTCAAGATTTGATAAGTTATTGTTCAGCGGGTTACCATCTTTGTGGTTCACTTCATACTTATCGGGAGGATCACCTAAAAATGCAAAAGCCACTAAACGATGAACTAAGAAAAATTTACTAACCCCGTCATCATGGAGTTGAATCTCTTTTCTTCCATTCCAAGTGGTTCTTTGTTTTTTAATCCTTTCTTTCCTGAGTGCCCTATGGCCATTGGAATAATAAACAACCCTTTGTATTGACTTTACATTTCCGAGGTTACTCACAAGATAATTCTCAAAACCTCTCACAGGCTTCCAAGTTTCTACTTCATTCCCTTTGCTAAGGGTTGTGCTATCTTCAGCCATTTAATTTCCTATGCGAAAGGGTTTGTGTGAGTTAGGGTGGCCTCTTTGAGACCCGGTAAGAAATTAGGAATTTGAATCCTTTGAGCTAATGTGATGAAAGCGTCACTTGTCGAGTCCACCATATCGTCCTTTTTATTATGGGAGCCATCAAAAGCTTCCAGTTCAGAGAAGTAGACATCATTCCAATGTGCTTTTACATATCTTACAAGGCCAGCTTCAGCAACACTTGTGAATGGTTGGAATCTGACAATTTTAGATTTATTTGTTGCTCTAAGTCTTGCACCAATTTGTTCGGCTGCTAGGGTTTTCACCATCATCTGCCCAGCAGCAATACCTGCTTGTCCGGGTTCTTTTGGCAATATGATCTGAGTACCTTCAGGGTCTTCTTTAGCTACTTGAATAATTCTTTCAATTACCTCACCATACCTAGCTCTGAAACGAACTACATCAAGAATGACATATAATCCATTTTTAGTTTTGCCGATAAGCACACCAGCAGTCCAGTCAGGATTGGGAGCAGTTTCAGATGGTAAGGCACCAGCGATATCCCATGCACGACAATAAGAAACTATTTCTAAGTCATGTGGGTTTACAGGTTCACCAAGCCACTCTTGTTTGAAATACCCACTTGAATCTTCACGGATATCCCAGTTACCATATAAATCTCTTTCCTGTTTAACTCTTTTCAAACCTTGTAAGTTTGCAAGATATCCGGGGTTAGATTTTATAAGTGGGGGGTTGTCATAAATTGTTGCAGAAATAAATTGCAGAGATAGTGGAAGTACATGCTTACCATAAGTGGCAATTAATTCTTCTTTAGTATCAGCCCAGATCATTTGATTGTCTTGGCGAATAAACCATCTTACCTTGCCATCTCTCTCTGGATCAGGCCTGCCTGCATTCTCCATACCTTTAGGGATAATCCACCAATCAATCCAATTGCGTAGGAAAGAGTCTGGAGATGGGTTACAGGTGAGGAACAGGTTAGGCACCATCTTCGCTTTAGAACGTAGACGGGATAGAACCACTAATGTGTGGTCTTCTGTGATTTGTGTGGCTTCGTCAATCATCGCAGCGGAGATTTGAAGACCACGGAATTTTTCAGCATCATCATCTGTCTCTAGGTGAGTCATTGCAATCTCAGCACCAGAGGGGAAAATGAATTTTTGATCTTTAATTTTTACTTGGACACGAGAATCAAATGCCCTGTATAGTTGTTTAGCTTCATCAAATAGACCACCTGATTTCATCAAAGTGGTTGAGTTCTTTCTTATGATGAATCCACGATAGTTTGGGTCACTAACCCATCGAAGGTGTCGGAGGAGGCCGCAATACGATTTGCCGCCGCCCATGGCCAGTCTGTTATAGGGTTCGTTAAACCCTCTGCAATCTCTCACAGTGCCGGACTATATCTTCAACCTTTCGGTTGCCCCCCGTTTCGATTCCACTTGGAACCTACTCGCTTACATTCATCAGCGTTAGTCTCTACTCTTTCCTATTAAAGGCTTAGATCGGTATCGCCCACGTCTTTACGTTTGGGTTTCACCGAGTTAGAGGGGTTTTAAATGGAGGCGCTTATTCACCACCATAAACAATAATATTTGCATCGCTGGATAAAAACCAACTCTGCTTTTTGCTCGCAGGAGCAAAACTAAAATCTGTACTCATTATGAATTACCCACCCACCTGTGAACTGTGGAAAAGCTTCTATCAACTATTTCACCAATTCTTGTTAGGGTGTATCCTTGCTCCCTTAGCCATCTGGCTTTAGAAACTGTGTGTTTAGATGCTTTTCTAGGGTCTCCATATTTACCACGAACTATTCTTGTAGCTGTTGGCTCACTGATACCGAAGTGTTTGGCTAATTTCTTCACTGAAATATTATTCTTCAAATGATATTCTTTAACTCTTTGTTTATAATCACCGTCATACAGGGTGTTCCCTCTGACAACCATTAAATTATTTTTAAAAGCGTGTACTGTTTGTTCTTGGTGTGTTGCCCATTTTAAGTTGGATTCTAAGTTATTAAACTTATCACCATCTTCATGATTTACTGTTGGCTTATTTTCTGGATTAGGGATAAAAGCTTCTGCCACTAATTTGTGTACGGTGGGCCAACTTTCTTTACTAGTTAGCTTGTTTCTCAAGTGAACAGCTTTATAGCCACCATCATTAATCTTAGCTTTTAAAGTAATACCTTTACGGAAGCGATTTCCATCAAACCGGTCTACACTTCTAACAACACCAAAGTTGCTTACTTGGTAAACACCCTCATATCCGACTACATCTTTCCAAATTTCTTGCATTATCGATCTCCACTTAAATCTTAAAGGGTGGGACTATCTGCCTAAAGTGGTAGGCAGCAAACCTTGCAAAGTCTTTCATCCCATTAAATTTTACTCGTCCTCTGACTCATCTTCGGCAACATATTCAGTTACCAATTTTGGGCCGCCAAATGTCTTAGCCTTTTCAGCAGCTTCTTGCTCAGATGTAGGCAATGCACCCTCTGTTTCAGCTTTCTTCTGTTTAAGGGCAGCTTCAATTTTTCTAAGCTTACTTTCTTCAGCAGCTTTCTTGGTGGCAATATCTTGTGCCAATATCCATTTAGCTAGGCTTAGTTTTGTTTCGGGGACTTTAACCCATTCAACCATCATTTCAATTTCAAGACCTTCTTCAAGCTCAACAAATTCAAATTTTAAACTTGGATCTTTAAGAAGAAGTTTTTGTTTATCATCTTCTGTACCTTTCCATACGCTTCGCTCGGGAACTAATTCACCGAGGATGGCTTTACCAATAAGGTTTATGGACGGGCCGCTAAGAGCTGATAGTTGCTTACTGACAGTAGCTACTGGGCTACGTGATGGACGCGGAACACCGGCGCTGGTTGGTTTGTTAGGATTTGCATGGAATCTCTTCAAAGCTTCTTTTTGTTTGAGACGTTTATCTTCTGGGAGTTTTGACATGATTATCTCTATAGAATAAATCCCCTCTTGCGAGGGGTAATGTGCGTTTGCCTAAGTGAAAGGAGAGTAAAACAAAGACAAACACAATCTGCCGTATGAAGTTATTAATTTTTATAACTGGCAGTATCGACCTAGGAGGAGGTCTGAGGAATTTGGCCCTTCAGTTTGAGCTTAGCATTTCCAATATAATTTTGTGGTGCGAGAGGCTTGAAGGGAATACTTATTACAAACTAACAGGAACTACTTTAAGAGCGCCAGCATCGACAACCAAACCTTCACGAAACAATTTAGCTAACTTCTGATTCCATGTGAGAGTGGGCGTACCTCCTGAAATGGTCTTAATAGTCACGTTAAAATCATTCACGATAAGGTTGATCATTGTTAGTGGGTCAATATCTTCTTGGATATCTTTCCACAAACCATCGCGCTTATCTACTTCAACCCATACGCCAGCTTCTTTGTGCAGCAATGATGGGTAATAGATGTCAGGGAATGAGGGATTATTAATACTGAACAATCCAGTATAGAATTCATGATTGTTAATTGTGAAAGCATAGCCTGCATAGGCTTGACTTGGAATTGGCATACTTGGTAATCTCGGGGAATTTTGAATTTTGGTGCGCAGGGGTGAAATTCGCATCACCACAACTTTCATCGGAGTTTTACAGACTCGTGGGTTCACTCATACCCAGCCTACGCAGAATTGGAGGAAAGCAGAGTAGTCGAAACTCAAGCCGTGAGGCTCAATTCGCTTAGCAAGCGGTTTCATCACCTAGATGATTTACTTTCCATTGAATCAAATAGATTCTTGATAGATATGTGTAGCTTCTAAGGTTACACTCAAGTTGATACTTATAGTGTGGGTTAATGCTTGTTCTTATTAAGTCCCTTATCTCAGAGATCTTATTATTGATATTAGCAGGAGTAACTGTTGTTACTTTAGGCTTGACTCGCCTGATCCTGAACCAATTTTACCGCCACTTCCGGGGCCAACTTTGTTATCTGTAACTTTCATATTTATCTCCATTGTAATTGGCAGGCCATGTAGGTATCGAACCCACGTCTTCAGGGTTGGAGCCTGACATTCTACCATTGAACTAACGACCTATAATTTGGTGCAGAGGGTAGGAATCGAACCTACGTTATTTCACTTATGGTTTGAATTGAATTTTAAGTTGTTTGCTGCAATAATCCTTAACAGGATATAGTCCAACATTTCAACCTCTGCATATTTGGTGGAATCAGTGAGAATCGAACTCACCACAGAAAAGGTGCAAACCTCTCTCGCCCCCTTGGCACATGTGACCCCATATTGGTGCATTCTCTTGGTAACGATCCAAGCTTTTACCCTCTTCAGGGGTACGCTAATCCATCTCAGCTAAGAATGCTTGGAGGAAGATAAAGGAATCGAACCCTCAACGCTCATCACATTGGCGACTGATTTCAAGTCAGTTTGTCCCCATGGACGCTACCTTCCAATAAATTTGGTCGGGCTTTATTTTTGTATCTCATTTGGCCTTCTCCCGTTAGAACTTATATTGCTATTATTCTTTTGCCACTTCATTCAGGTGCTACCTGACAACTTCTTAAATTTGGTACTAGACCAGAGATTCGAACCATCACTTTCAAGATTTTAAGTCTTGTGCCTCTGCCGTTGGGCTAATGGAGCATTTAATTTGGTCTCTATGGCTGGACTCGAACCAACAACCCCTCGCTTCCAAAGCGAGCCGTCTACCAATTGACATTACACAGAGATAATAAGTTTTGAATATTTAACGTCTGGATAACTATGAACCACGACAAAAATACTATTGGCGACACTTATGGGTTACGATCCCATGACCTTTCCCGTGACAGGGGAGTGCTCTACCTCTGAGCTAAAGTGCCATATTTGGAAGCGAATACAGGAGTCGAACCTGTAACTAAAGGTTATGAGCCTTTCGGGATACCATTTCCACACAATTCGCACTTAATACTTTAAACAGAATGGGTTTTAGCTACTAAGCATTAATGGAGTTTAGTAAGTAAGGTTTTTGCTGTATCCATTCTTCAATTTGGCAGGAGATGGTGGCTTCGATCCACCCACTAGAGATTCAAAGTCTCGTGTTTTACCAAATAAACTAATCTCCAACTATAAATACTTATTGGGGTGACCTATGGAGTTCGCATCCACATATTCCTCCTTCACAGGGAGGGTCTTTACATTAAGATAAGGCCACGCCAATAAATACTTGGCACTCTCACCGAGAGTCGAACTCGGATTACCGGCTTGAAAGGCCAGCGTTTTAACCAATTAAACTATAACAGTATTAATCCTGCATGAAACTTTCTGTGGCAATTAGAACACAGAACCATACACTTTCTAATCTCAGCTTTGAAAGCTTTTGTAGAGTACCTAGACATTCTTGCTGGGTGGTCTTCCTTTATAGAAGGGTCTTTGTGATGGAGGTCAAGCGCAACTGGCTCTTTCTCTCCACAAACATAACAACCACACATACGTTTATATCTATTAACCAACTCCTTGTTGTAGCTTTTAACTTGCTTATTCCTGTCTCTAATAGCTTTCCTTTTCTTCGGGTTTGTTAGGTAGTTAGAATTGTTGTTTCTTTTACTACAATCCCTGCACTGCGTTTGTAAACCATCTTTTCTGGATGAGTTGACGTTGAACTCACTTAGTTCTTTATCAGTTGAACACTTATAGCAATGTTTCACAAATTTCCTTAATATGGAGCTACGACTGAGATTTGAACTCAGAACCTCTTGATTACAAATCAAGTACACCGCCAATTGTGTTATCGTAGCTTGGCTCCACATCTAGGCATCGAACCTAGCTCACACGGATTAACAGTCCGGCTGCACACCTTGTGCATTACATGGAATTAAAACTACACTGTATACCTAATAGTATACACTATATTTCTCATTTGTCAATAGCTAAAGTGAAATATTTTTCATTATTCACAATTTTTATTGCTAAATCTCTTGTTTTCTCTTGTTAAATCTTCATGTGCATAGAATTTATGATCCAAATGATCTGGGTTCAGCACATAGACTCTGACACAAGTACTGCAAAATTCCTCTGGAACGACTGTACCATCGGGTAACTTTATAGTCTGCTCTAGTTCATAATCTTCTAACTTATTATCACAAGACTTACATCTACTCATATTGTTCTTCTTAAATTGGTGCGGGTATAGGGACTCGAACCCTAACCATCTGGGTGGAAGCCAGAGATGCTAACCGTTAAACACCATACACGCATTATTAAATTGTTGTGGCCGGGTGCGAAACCGGCATAAGGACTTGCGTATCGCCTACGCATTCACAACAATATTTGGAGTCTGAGATAGGATTCTAACCTACATAACATGGATTTGCAATCCAGCGCATAACACTCTGCCACCCAGACATTTAAAAATACCACCTTGTTTGGATGCCCACGCCAAGTCAGTTTTAGGTAATTACACTGACACCCCAGAACCCTGCCATCAAGATGGTTTCTACTCACTTACTACATCTAACTGGTATCTCAACATCCTCACATAAGTGATTGTCACTATACCACCAGATGAAGCCACAAACCAACAGGAATGTGGCTAATACTACTTGAGAAACTCTATATCGCCAGTTCATATTAACACCTAGCTGAATGTACTACCGAACTTCTCTTTAATGGAGATTGCATTGGCAGCTTCTGCATCATGCTCAACTATTTGTACTTCCAGATCTTTAATCTTGGATTCCTTCTCCACCTTTTGAGCAGAGTGGTAGTTGGCTACTTCCTGAAGTTGTGTAAGGACTTTATTCAATCCCTCTAGAACATCACTAACCATTGGTACTTTCTTGACTTTAGTTGCAAACATTGGAATACTCATAACAATCTCCTTCAAAGATTAATTTAAATTATAACGCTCCGACATAATAACCGCAAGCATTTGCTCATATGGGGTTGTGTTTGGGTCTTCATTTTTGAAGATTGACTTCATCAATGATGGACTAAATCCACTAACCAAAGTTGTACCAGCTTCACCGGCAGTCACAGGGCTTGTTGTATTTGAAGCATTCAAGTTCCAAAATACAATCTGAGGTCTGCTATATCCAGCGGCTTTGTAAAGCTCATCAATTTTATTGAAGAGGGTTACGTTGTTGTTGCCTGAGAATGCACGATTAAATTGCATATCCGAAAATACAACAATTACTTCCGGCATCTCTTCAACTGCAACTTTGTTCTGCACAGCTGCATTAAGCACAACAGTAAATACTTTCTCTAAGTTGGTGCTACCACCCCAAGGCGCTTTGTAAGTCTGGCGTACACGTTCAGTCAATGTACCGCTAACCTTCATAATCTGGGGATTATCATGGAAAGTAATAAACATGTCCTTGAATGCACCCTCTAACTTACCCGACAAGTATAAACCTAAACTTGCAGCAATGTCAATACACAACACTTTAGAATTACCACCAGCTGGACATTCCATTGAACTGGATACATCAATCAATGGCAGGATTCTTTTAGAATTACCTTCCAAGTAATTTGGCAAAGCATTCCATTGGGCATCCGCTACAGCACTTACACCATACTTTACTGACTTAACAATATCATAAGGGTATACAGCACCGGCATTGACCTTAGCCTCGCCTTTAGTTAAGGATTGAATGTATTCACCATATCTCTCTGGTGCATTACGCCCAAATGCCTTCTGATAACGAGCTGAGGCCACTGATGGCAACTTACCAAACTCAATACCATTCCACTCTTTAGCACACATTTGCTGTTCAACTGTAGAGCGATTAGCTACTACATGTTTACGCCATTCTTTCTCATTATGGAAGCCCATAAGCTTACGCAAAGCTTTGGCGGTGTTACCTTTAATGGGAGTCCATTTGTAGGCTAAGCCATTACCAGCTTTAAGCGCATCAGTAAAACACTTTAATGCTGTACTTACCACATTAATATTGCCAACATTCTCTGCAATCCACAAAAGGTCATCATAACGACCAAGTTCAGGGATTTTGGTAACTATAGTGACCATCTTCTGATTGGCTTGATAACTCTCCGCAGCGAGTTTAAATAGGTCACGGAACAACTGACGTTCACCAGCACCCTCACGGACATCTCGAAGCCATTGCAAGATACGCAATGCTTCGTCTTGGTTCTCTGCCAAGGCAGCTATAAATTTTGAGTCAATGTTCTTTCCACGGCTTGCTCCAGCCAGATAAAATAAATCTACGTTTGCATTTGTAGAAGTGTGGAAAGCTTTAGCACCATTCTGGGTGGTTGCTGTTGCATTCAATGCATTAAATAATGTTGTCATTCTATTCTCCTTTGTTTATTAACAGAATCAATTGTGATGAGATCACAGTACGCCGGTAAGCCCGAAGGCTTGGATTGTTTGCTGAAGTGATTCTTCAAACATAACAGATACAGGATTCCGATTCATTTAACCATCATACTCGGTATATTTCTGGCGATCAAGTTTCTTCTTGCAATACCCAGTCTTCTACTGATAATATCCCAAGTCGTCTTATTGGCTCGTTAACTGCTTTCCATTAAGCTTTAGATTGGGAATCCATTTAGTGTATTTTGTTGCTGAACTGTATCTTGAAACATAACAGATTAGTTGTTTTCTTTTGCTCTACCAACTGAGCTAATATACGCCACCAAAGTGTTCACGTATATACAGGACTCGAACCTGTGACACAAAGTTTGTATTGTCGCTGTAACTAATCTTCAATTTAAACAGGCTGCAATCAACGGTTTTAGATTAAAAGTCTAATGTTTGATTTGTTTGCTGTAAGCAGCCTTTAATTCTTTAACGGAATGTATTTACTGTACGTGTGCTACCATTACACCATCAACAGGCTTACGCCCAGATTGCAGGACTCGAACCCACTCCACGATCTTCAAATGATAAGTAATTTATTGCTGTAAACATTCCTAAAACTATAACAGAGAGCTGTTTGCTTCTTACGGCCTATGCAAGAGTTTTGTTTGCTGTAAGCTCTCTTCAAATTTCAATGTAACCATATTACCACATTTTTCAAATTTTGCAACTACTTTCTTAGATCATTTTAGTATTAAAACTATCTACTTAATAAGTCTTTCATAATTTCATCAAATGACTGTGTTGCTGGATCAAATAGCTTAAACAGACAACTACCATGAAACAATTTATCCTCAATTCCACCTAGTAAATAGGCGAAGCACAAATGCTTATCACCATTACTTGTTGTCTGCATACCATAGTATACATTCACTATTTGATAAAAGCCAGCTAACTCTGGCATTCTTTCAAGCTTTAATTCTACCCACTCGCCAACTTGGAAATAAGGACTATCTCTCACTCTGATTCCCACCCTTAGTACGATTAATATTAGCCCTTATCTTATCCATATTTTCTATGGAATATTTAGCTTCATTCCGTGATACAATCAAAGGTAGTCGTGTAGAGTAGTGCCCAAAAGAAAGTATACGAACAATACCATCAACAACCTCAGCTAATCCTAATAATATAATCCAACGCCTGCCGCAAGGGTTTTTATTTCTAAAAATCATTTGTACCTCACCAAGTGTAATTGCTTATTCTTAATGCTAAATGGATTAACTACATTCCAATATTTCCAATCTTCAGCACTAAATGATCCCATATACATTGGAAGCATTCTGTAGACATAGAATATACCACTAATACTTGTATATTGGTAGCCTGATTGTTCTAATATTTGTTCATAGTTGTCGATTAGCGGTTTATTCTTCATACTACGTTTACCCTTGATAGCCTGTATACGATCTTGTACAAACTTCCTTGGTTGTACTGTGGGTAGTGGTTTTTGTGTATGTCCGACACCCTCATAAATAATACATCATATTTGTATCTAATATCCCTAACCTCTTCGTCAGATATCTTAACTTTGATACCCTTCTTGACATAGGTAGATTTATATTTCTTTTTACCGACAATAACATCACCTAAAGAGGAGTTTATGCATGTGAATGATTTACCGTAGTTGCCTGTTCCTATTCTTACCATTAGATTTCTCCTAACCGCATATGTTATATAATATAGTTATATTAATAGCTATTGTTCTAGTTGGATTATTTTGGTTGTAGTGATCCCATGTACCCCCATAGATAGATTACTCTATCCCTAAGAAGATACACATCACTACAACCAAATCAATAAGTTCATTCTCCTGAGCCGTCTTGATTCCGCCAGATAATCTGGTTACACTATCCTGTAGTGCAAGTTGGTACAACATACCCTATAATCGTTGTACTTAGCTATTTACGTTTTATAGAACGTCATGCACACTGTTATAGCTACAATGATCCACAGTTTGAGGTGTGTGCGTCTTTATCCTCTTTAAGTGTAAGTAAAGCGGTTTACCCAGAAACCTTACACCGAGCTGTAATATCAGCAAGACACCTAGATTACCATGACAACCCTTATTTGTCAACTT